GGGGTGGAGCGGGGCCCGGGTCGCCCCCGGCCGGGGCTGCTACTGGAGGGTGTCGGTGACCGCGGCGGTGAGCGCCTGGCCGTCCGCCCAGGTGATGCCGTCGCCGGTGGCGAGCTCGGCGTCGGTGGGCTGCACCCAGCGGCATTCGGTGGTGAAGACGAGCGTCAGGGTGGGGGCGAGGAAGGTGGCCTGCCAGCCGGCTGCCTGCTTGGTGATGACCACCTTGTGCTGGGGTTCGAGCTCGATCTCCATCACGTGGGGGGCGGTGAGCTTCACGATCGGCGCGGTGGCGGTGGCGGTCATCTTGTTCTCCCTGGCGTTTGGCCAACTCTGTTGGCCAAGTATGTTCACCATTGATGATCGACAGCAACCCCTTTGGCGAACTTTCTTGGCCAAGTTGTTTATGGGAGCATGTGGTCCATGACAACCGACCAGGAGCGCCTGGAACGCATCGCGGAACTCCGCGACAAGATCGCCGCCCTCCGCGCCGAGTACTTCCGCGAGATCCACGACGCCTTCCACGAGAACCGCGGCGAACCGCCGGTCAGAGGCTGGCTCGCCAAGGTCTCCAAGGCCTCCGGATTCACGCGCGAGTACGTGTCCCAGATCCGCGACGGCAAGGTCAAGGACGCCGGCAAGTAGCGCCAGGCGCCCATCGCTACCCCACCCGCGCGCCGGCCAGCTCCAGGCCGGGCAGCATCACCAGCTCGTAGCGGACCGGCCGGGCCGGGTTCCGCTCAGGCGCGTGCGCGATGTCGGTCCGAGGGTGGCCACAGTCGCAGGCGCAGACCCAGCGGCATCGGCGGTCGGCGATCCACACCATGGCCAGGTGGCTGCGGTGCCAGCCGGTCGCTGACGCTGTGGGGTACCGGTGCGCCTGGCGGAAGGAAGCGACCCCCATCCCGCCGCGCGTGCCGATGATCGTCTCGTACTCGTACATCGGCGTGCCCATGTGGCAGCGCTGGTGCCGGCCGGGGTCGCGCGAGTTGAGGCATGGGCCGTTCCACTGGCAGGCGCACGTCAGGTAGAAACCGGGTACCTCGGCGTGCGTCTTGCGCATGGTCGGGGTCCAGGCGTGCTCGCGAACCCATGCCGCCTCTTCGGGCGTCATGACGCATCCCCGGACTGCTCGGCGGCGATCTTGCAGGTGGGGCACCAGTCGCCGGACTCGTCGCACCGCCACCCCTCCCCACGGAGGCTCGCCCGTGCGACCTCCAGCCGTTCGGGCCGCGACATGGTCTCGGAGACGACGTAGTCCCGCGTGACGGTGGTGCCGCATCCGTCGCAGAAGACGCTGATCTGGCTGGGGTACTCATCGGGCGCGAGCTGGTACGGCCGGTCTTGTCCGGTCTCGGGGTCGCGCAGGTAGACGTTCATGGGACGCATTGGGAACTCCAGTTCCTATCTACGATCTTGAGTCGCTAACCAGTTCCGATCTTGGAGCGCTGAGAGCCCCTCAGGAGCCCTCAGCAGACCCCCGGCGCTATCCGTGGACCGGAACTGCCCCCAAATCGCTCCCTGCGGACCCTGGGCGGCTTCCCGGGGCATCTCCGTCCGGACCGTCCACCACCCCGAGCGTCGCGCAGTCGAACTCGCCGCCGCGGACGCTTGGTGTACGGGACCCACTGAGAGATCCACCAGAGCGGTCCGGCTCGGACTGCTCCTCCGACAGGCCGCGGACCGTGGCCACCGCCCCGCCCAAGTGGGCGAGGCGAGACCGTGCGGACAGGACCCGACGGTGGATCATCCAGACTCGCCGTGTTCGAAGCGGGCAGAGCGAGCGGCCTCATAGGCCGCCTGCACCTTCGGCATGGGCATAATCGGCCAAACCGTTCCCGGCTCCAGGGCTTCAGCGGCGCTCCTCACCGCCGAGGGACCCAGCGCGATGAAGGCTGCCGAGTCGCGCGTCGTGATCCAGACGGCGTGCGCGATGGTGACAACAATGCCGTGTCGCGCCTGCGCCATTCGCTCGATCGCGGCGCGCGCAGCGGGGTCCTGAACAGTCTGGAGTGCCTCAATGAAGGCTTGAACTACGGCAAACGTCTGAGGATCGGGACGGACATCGATCGCTGGCACGAGAAGGGTATGCGTCGGGACCTTCAGCGTGTCCATCTGCGGAATGGGGCCCAGTACCAGCGTGTACACCCAGTGCTCTCCCACTGCATCCGCCAGCATGGCCAGGTCGAGCTGGGTGGCGTCACCTTTGACCTCGACCGACGCATTGAGGTCAGGCAGAACGAAGTCCGGGAGGTAGGGACGCCCGTTGACGACATAGCCCTGCGGCTCGTACTGCCACCGAACACCGAGGGTGTCGAAGAACACCGCCCAGCGAGCTTCGAGTCTCGATCGGAAGCGGCATCCGGCGTAGTGGGTTTCGATGGGCTTGATGGGCTCATTCATGAGGCTCTCCTTGTTGGGGGTCACGTCCTTTGCGGGGACGTCTGGGAGCGCGAATCGGTCCGCTATGTGCGCAACTAAACTCCGAATGTCCCGCGCCGTGATCGCTTTGTGAAGGTCGGCTGGAAGGCTCATGCGCTCGTGGCCTCCTCAACGGGGATGCCGCCGTCCCAAACGGCTCTCCACGGCCACGGGCTCGAGCGTTCGAGGTGGTGGGGCCAGGCGCGTTCGTCGCGGTCACCACGGAACCGCTCGAGGTGGACGCGGTGAGGGTTGTCCTTCGACTTGCGCAGCGCCAGACCGAACTCGGGCCAGCGGGACCACACGCCCGACCCCATCGGCCGCAACGAGCGCATGCCCTGCTGCTCCATCGGGGCGTGCGTCTCCAGCCAGAGAGCGACGCCGTGTCGGGCGCGGAAGCCGTCGAGGACGCGGGCGACGTGGCCGTTGACGGTCTCGGCCTTCGCGTCGCCCTCGAGGAAGCTCTTGTAGAGCGGGCCCAACGCCACGAACTCGGCTCGGCTGGTCTCGATCACCCGGTCCACGAGGTGCTGGTCGTGCGGCTTGCGTAGGTCGATGCCGCCCGGGCGGGTCCACCGCCAGGCGCGGTCGTCGTCCCAGCCGGAATGCTCCCTGCCGAGGTTTACGAGCTGGCGGACCTTGCGCCGCACGAGAGCAGGCGGATTCTCCAAGTCGATGTACAGCGTCCGCACCGGCTCGATCCGGGTGTGCGGCGAGAACGGGTGCACGCCCGCGGCGAGCATCACGGCGATCATCCGCGCGAGCGTCGTCTTGCCGGCGCCCTCGCTGGCCACGACGATGACGCGGTCCATCCGCTCGAGCACGCCCGGGATCAGCCAGTCGTACTCGGAGTCGGCCTCGTCGATGAACGAGCCCAGCGTCGAGAAGCCCTCGATCTGGTCCTCGTCCGTTGACAGGGCGCGGAAGCGGGTGAGTGCGTCCTCGGTGGCGACCAGCATCTCGTCCGAGGTGATGTGGTCGTGGTAGCCCTGCTCGGCGATCCGGTTGAGCTCCTCGATCGTGATCGCCTTGGTGCCGAGCTCGCGGATCCGGCTGACGTAGAAGCCAACGTTCGTGGCGGTCGGCACCGCGGCGAGCAGGTCGTGGAGGTAGAACTCTCCACCGGCCTGCGCCAGCTTGCGGGTCGTCTCCAGCTCAGCACGGACGCTGACGCCGTCGACACCTTCGCCGCGGCGGTACAGGTCAACGATCGCCCGGAAGATCGGCCGGTGCTGGGGCCGGTAGAAGTGATCCTCCGACAGGCTGGAGAAGACCACGTTGGCCGCGTTCGGCGACAGCATGGCCGCGCCGAGAGCGCACATCTCGGCCTCGACGTCGTGGGGCAGCTCGCGGAAGTCGCTCATCAGTTGAACTCCCCAGGCGCGGACTCCTGGACGCTGTCCCACGTCCAGACGTCATCTGCCTCGTCGTCCTCGGGCGGCATGTAGCGCTCATCGTTGAGCCAGGTCGACGGGTGGGGCGTGAACTGCTTGCCGCTACGGCGCCGTGCAGGGCTGTCCCTGAACGCCTCGGCGGCGGCGATGATGAGCCGGGGGTCGACCTTGGCCTTGATCGCCTTGCGCCATGCGGCTCGGGCGGAGGGCTTGCCGACCTTGTTGGGGTAGTTCTTCCAGAAGGCGACGAAGTCGGGGTCCTCATCGCTGCCGCACTCCGGTTTGGGCTGTGCCCTCGGAAGCTTGAGAAGGACTCCCTCACTCTCCGGCTCCGAAGGAGACGAAGGATTTTGAGGGACAGTTACTGAACTACAAGGGAAAGACTCTTCACCTACAACAGCAACTACAACGGTGGGTTGGGCAATGGGTTGGGTGATGGGTTGGGCCAACCCTTGCTGAATGGTTTCGGTAACCCTCACCGCATGGGTTGCGCTAACCCTTGCGGGAAGGGTTGCGCTAACCCTTGGCCTAAGGGTTGCGATGATCTCTTCGACGGACCGCCGCATCTCCTCGGCCCGCTTCCCCGACAGCTCGTCCAAGGGCAGCCGCGACAACTCCTCCGCCAGGGTCGCCCGGATCATGAGGGACCGGACGCCATCCGCGGCACGCACGATGCTGATCAGAGTGTTCGGAGTCCGCCAAGCGCCGTCGTGGCGGACATACGAACGGACCAGGATCTCGTCGTGCTCCTCGTCGTGGACGATGTACCTGCGGGCGTGCAACCCCGCCAGCGCCGTGCGTAGGTCCTCCACGGAGAAGCCTTTCGCGCAGCCGGTCAGGCGCCGCTCGGTCGTCGTGACGACGCCGGCGAAGTTCAGCTCCGGCTGACTGATCAGCACGAAGAACAGCCACTGCTCGTCCCAGGACAGGGACCTAAAGTCCGGGTCAGCCCAGATCTTGGCGTAGATCTTGGCGTAGCTTCCCGCCACGTTCGGCGCTCCAGTTGGTCTAGTGGTTCACGTTGGCTCGGAGCTGGGCCCGTCTTCGGGGTGTAGCCACTTCAGTCCCCCTGATCACTAGTTACGACTTCATCCTATGCCATGGGTCATGGCATTGACTAATGGCCAATATTGTTGGCTAGACTGAGACCATGGGCCCCAGCCATGCCGTGATGCCACGCCCCATGTGCGAACATGAACCCGTGGACAAGGACCGCCAGCAGCGCCTTCGCCGCCTCGCAGCCGCCTACAAGCGCCGCACCGAGGCCGCCGAAGCAGCTCATGACGAGTTGGTCGCCGAGGTCCTTGCTGCGCTCGACGATGGCGAACCGCAGGTCGATATCGTTCGAGAGATCGGCTTCACCCGCGAGTGGGTGCGCCGCAAGGTTGTCGACGCTCGCAAGCGCGCAGCTAGCTCCTTCGACTCCTGACCTGGTCACGACGCCGCCTTAGTGCCGCGCCTGGCGAACTTGCGCTTCTCGAACTCGCGGGCCGCGGCCACCACCAACGGCGACTTGTCGCCATGCCGGTAAGCGGCCTCGCTGCACTGCTGAAGCTCGTACCGGTCCATCAGGGCGACACGGCGGCGAAGCTCCTCCTCCAGCTCGCCGTCAGGCAGGTCGATCAGGTCGTCCCACGCCAACGGCGGCAGCCAACCCTGACTTGCCGCCCGACGGCGGGTCCGGTCAGCCATCCACGTTGCAGGCGCGGGCGTCATCGACCAGGCGCTGTACAAGTCGCGCACCATGCGGGCCGTCCCCACCAAGACCGTTTCCCGGGCGAGGACCAGCCTGAAGTTGGTGGCGTGCCGGCCTATCGCCTCGGCCTGCTCCTTCAGCGAGTAGCCGAGGGCTGCCAGGGCCTGAATGCGGCGGCGCGTCCCGGTTGAGTCGATCCACGCCGTGTCCTGCAAGCCGTCGAGGTCGGCACGGACGTTGAGGAGAGCCTCCGCGGTCTCAGCCCGCACGCGCTCCGCCCGCACACCACCAGAGCGCGGGATCCCCTGCATGAGCCGCTTGACGGTGCTGGCCGAGAGACCGGCCAGCACCGCGATACGGCCTAGCGTCACGCCCGCGTCGAGCAGGCCCTGCACATGTACACGGCAGGGCCACGCATCGACGTAGCCCTCCCAACGCCCGTACGCCAGCTGACGGTTCCGGTGACGCGCATAGGCCGACTTGGCGTCTCGGCACGGCTGGCACCGGCAACGCCCGGACACGTAGCGGTTCAGGGTGCCGTGCGGGTGCTCGGCCATCAGGACGCCACCGCCTTCCGCGCGTGACGCCGCTCCTTGGCCATCGCCGCGGTGCACGCCTTGCACGCCGAGTTCAACCCGTCCGCGTTCTGCCTGGCGGGCCCGTAGTCGGTGGCGGGCTTGTCCTGCTGGCAGGCGCGGCAGCGCTTGTCCGGGACATCGTCGGCCTCGGGGCGGGTGACCGACTCCCGATGTGCTCTCCGCTGCCGGCGCCGACGCTCCGCGGCCCGCTCGTCCTCGTTCAGGCCGCCCCACAGGCCATCCCCCTCAGGCTTATGCAGGGCGTAGTCGAGGCACTCACGGCGCACCGGGCAGAACGCGCAGATCGCCTTGGCTGCCCGCTCGCGGCGGTCGCGCTCGAACGTCCTCTCTCCCGGCTGCCCGAAGAACAGCCACAGGCCCTCGCCGCGGCATTCGGCGTCGTCCTGCCACCCCCAGCTAGCCACGGGCGTCCTCCGTCCGGGACTGGCCGGCCGGGTCCGGCCCGAACGCCAGGACCACCGCCAGCACCTCCCACGCGACTGCTGCGACGACGTGCGGAGCCGCGTGAACGACGCCGTCCTGCATGTGGCAGCGCTGCGTCAACGCGTAGGCGATCGCGTCCTGGAGGCCGCCTGAGGCGCGCAGCTCGGCTGCCCGAGCCGCGGCGTGAGCGGACATGTCGGCGTACGCCTGGCCGCGGATGTGGTCTCGGTGGGCCTCGATGTGGTGGCCCACCGACGCGGCCAGACGCTCCTCGTCCACCTGGACGCGGACAACGGCAGGGGCAGGCTGCCGGCACACCTTGCGGTGCGTCTCCTCGGGGATGCCGTCAAGCTCGGCGACAGAGCAGCAGTAGGGGCGGCGAGGGGCGTTCACGCCGACACCGCCTCTCGGCGACGGGCAGCACGGAGAGCCTCCTGCACGTAGCTGACGCTGACGCCGAGCCGTTCGGCGGCGTGCTCGGTCGTGTAGCCCTGGCCGACGACCAGCTCTTCGGCGTTCTCCGCGACCGCTCGTGCACGCGACGTCGTGGCGCCGACGTCGGGGCAGGCTGTGGGGTCGTCGATGGTGTCGTCATCCCAGGCTTGTGGCGGCACCCAGCCGCGAGCCTGGGCCATGTTCCGGGCTCGCGAGGTGGAGATCTTGTCGCGGTGGGAGTCCTCCGGCGGAGCCTGGTCCCACAGCTCGTCGTAGAGGGCGCGCACCTTGCGGGCCGTCCTCACGAACGTCTGAGGCTCGCGCATCAGCACGGTGAAGTTGCCCGGTGTCCAGCCGAGCCGCTCAGCCAGCTTCGCCTGAGACCAGCCGAGCGTCACCAGCGCTTGAAGACGGCGGCGAGTGCCGGTCGCTTCGATGACCGTGGTGTCGCCGAGCAGGTCGAACGAAGGCTCCACGGCGAGGACCGCGGCGGCGATCTCGGGGCGGATCTTCTCCTGCGGTCCGGTGCCCCGCTCGGGCCGGCCGGTCAGGATGGCCTGTAGGCGCTTGCGGTCCACGCCCGCCGCCTCGGCGATACGGCGCAGTCCGAGGTCACAGGATCGGAGGTCGAGGATGTGCTGCCGGACCGGTTCGGCGTCCACGAACGGCTGCCACGTCCCGTAGGCGATAGCGCGGGCACGACGCTCGCAGTAGACGGCGTTGGCGTATCCGCAGGTGTAGCAGCGACAGCCGTCGAGCTTGTAGCGGGCGTACCCGTGGTCACGTGCCATCAGTCGCCCTCCTCTGCGGGGAACACGTCGTGGACGTCGGCGGCCAGCTGCGCCCGCCCGAGCAGGAACCCGGTGATGGCGGCTGCGCCGATGACGACGAAGGTGCCAGCGGCGGCCAGGACGCCCGCCCGGAGGCCGAGCTCCCAGCCGACGTAGCCGCCGACAGCGGTGGTGAGGGTGGCCGCGATCGTGAAACCGACCGCGATCACGTACAGCGGGAGCCTCACGCCTGGCCGCCCTTCTGTGCTGCCAGGGCCTTGTCGATCGCGTCGAGCGACTCGCGCTGAAGGTGCTTGCCCATCAGCTCCACCTGGGCGCGGAGACGCTCAACCTCGGCGCGCAGTTCCTCCGCCTCGGTGAGATGCTCTGGGCCCACGCCGGACGGCTCAGAGCCCTCGTGCGGCCTCGGCTCCGTGAGCGGGGTGCCGGTGACCATGTGGAGGCGGAAGGCGTCCAGGACGTCATCCACGGTGTTCCAGCACTCGCGGCGCGGCTCGTACTCGTCGCGCTCCCGCTTGAGGAAGTGCTCGACGTGCTCGGGCGGCAGCATCATCGAACCGTCACCTCCCGCGCGGCGGGCGTCGGGGTGGACAGTTCGCCGGACTCCAGAAGCTGGGCGGCGCGGCCGACGGCGGCGGCATGCGAGACGGCGACGAACCCGGCGTCATCGCCAGCCGTCACCTTGTCCACGGCCTCGTTCATGCGCTTCTGGGAGTAGGCGCGCAGCTCGGCGATGCAGCGGCGACGCTCATCGGCGCGGATCTCCGCAATCCGGTCGGGGGTGAGGTCGAGGGTGGTGGTCATCGCGCACAGCCCGACTGCTTCGTCTGGATAGCAGCGGCGATGTCGTTCCCTGCAATGCCCCACTCGGCCAGCCACCCATAGAGGTCTGGCCCGAGGCCGTCGCCGCCGTCCCACTCCGCCCACAGCTCCTGGGCAGCCTTATCGGCGGCCTCGGGGTTGGCTGCGATGAGGGCTCGCAGCAGGAAGGCGATGCCGTACTCGCACACCATGACGTTGAACGTGGCCCTGTCGATGGGCTCGGTGTCCAGCGTGTCGCGCGCCAGGATGAGGTAGGCGTGAGCGGCGGTGGCCTTCGCCAGCGTCGCTGCGGTCGCGTCCTCTTCCCGCTTCGGGTACGGGGCGATCTTGTCGAGTGCGTTCATGGGTTCACCTCGTGGGGGTGCGTCGGAGGAGTGCAGGGCAGGCGGTCGCCAGGTCGACGACCGGGTGACGGCTCGCGTCAGCTACCGCGTGGGCGAGGGCGCCCCAGGACTGGCTGGAGCGGACGTGGCGGCCGCGCGGGCGGGCGAAAAGGCTGGTCACACGATCACGCCCTCGACCACGTCGGCCGGGACGAGCGGCCACTCGTCGCGGATGCCTTCTGTCGACTCGCCCCTCGTTGCCTTGTAGTCGCGGAAGGACTGCGACTGGTCGGCCTTCGCCTTCACCTGGAAGGCGTGCAGTTCGTGCAGCGGCATCGCCGCGATCTGCGGGTTCCGCTGGGCGATCCGGTACACGACGCGTGCCGCGGCGATCGCGTCGTGGGAGGCGTCGTGGGCGCCGTCGATGCGCACCTTGTAGTGGGTGCACAGGTCGGTCAGCTTGCGCGAGCCGGGCCTGTAGCGGTCCGTGGCCTTGTCGAGCACGTAGGCGTCGATCGCCACGCCGTTCGCCGTGGTGAAGCGGTCGCCGAACGGGTGGAGGCCGTGCCGGCGGGTCTCGCGGTCGAGGAGGGTGAAGTCGTACTGCAGGTTGCAGCCGACGATCGGGACGCCCTCGAACACCTGAATCATCAGGGTGTTGGCGAGCGCGGCGACCACCTTGGCGGCGTCCTGGCCGTGCTCGACGGCGTGGGCGGTGGTGATGCCGTGTACGGCGGTCGCCTGCTCGGGGATGTCGACGCCTGGGTTGGCAAGGAGAGTGACGATGTTGGTTTCGCCGGTGGTGCCGTTGATGAGGGCGACGCAGCCGGTGACGATCCTGTCGTTCTCGGTTGAGACGCCAGTACTTTCCAGGTCGAAGGCGACCATGTTTCCCTTGTGCCAGCCCATCAGTGGCCGTCCTCGTCGACGATCTCGGCGTCGGCCACCTCGTCGATGTCCATGTCGACAGTCGGGTACGGAGCCGCCGGCATGACCGGCGGAGGAGTCGTCTCGGCGGCGACCTCGCGGGCAGCGCGCAGCTGCTCGCGGATGTACTCGGCGCTGGTGGGCACCCACTTGGTGAGCCGGTGGGCGGCGGTCTTCAGCCACATCGCCTCTTCGTGCCGGTTCCACGGCGAGTACGGCGAGTCCGATCCGGTCGACAGGGCTTTCGCCTCCATCACCTGCTTGCGGTTGAGGACGACGACCTTGCTGGTGGCGCTGTCCTTCATGACGGCGTAGGCGTAGACGAGCCGCAGTTCGCCGCGGTCTTCGGCCATCCAGTCGATTTCGTGGACGGGCCGCTCGTCGCGGCCGGGCGCGAACCGGAACTGGTCGCCCGCGCGGACCACTTCGACGATGACGGAGGAGACGGCGCCGGCCCGGTAGATGAGCTCGATTTCGCCCTGGTAGCCGCGGATGCCCTGGACCTCGAGGCGGCCTTTCACCTTGCGGGGGGTGAGGTAGTACTGCTCGGTGCCGGGGGTGAGTCCGAGCTGGGCGGCGTCCATGAGGGCGCCCATCAGCGCTGCCGGGTTGTTGTTGGCGGCTTCGGCCAGCTTGGGGTCGCGGCGGAGGACGCCGACGGCGAGCCGCACCCAGGTGTCGGCTTTGACGTGGGACGGCATGACCATGGCGAGGTCGGCTTTGTACTGCTCGACCATGGCGGCTGGCCCGGTGTCGCGGCGCGCGATGGCGGTGCTGGTGTTGACGGTCATGCGCTGCTCCTTGGGGTGCGGGCGGGCTGGAGGCTGTAGGTGCGGCCGTCGCGGACGGTGCGGGTGGCGACGGTTTTGCCTTGGCAGGTGGCGCGGCGGCCGGTGCCGATCTCGTCGAGGAGGAGGGCGGCGGCGTGCCGCTTCTCCTTTTCCGCTGCGGTGAATGCGGCGCGGGCCGTGTCGTAGCGGGCGGCCAGTTCGGGGCTGACTTCGACGTCGATGTCGTCCATCCCGTCGGGCAGTTCGCGCACCGTCTGATAGGTGGCGGTGTGGCCGTCGAGGCTGGGCCGCTGGTTGAGCCGGACGGACTCAAGGAAGGCGTGGGCGGAGGCCCGCATGCGGGCGATCTCGGCTTGGGCTGCCTTGTCGTCGGGGCGGAGGGTGATCTGGTATTCGCGGTAGTCGGAGCCGCCGATCAGCACGGGAATGTGGGCGTGGTGGAGGCCGAGGGCGTCGAGGTACCAGAGGACTTGGGCGCGGTAGTAGACGGGGATGTCGTCGGTGCCGGGCTCGCCCCATTCCCAGTCGTCTCGCGCGGTTTTGACTTCGACGACGGAGGCGGGGCCGGCGTTGAGGGGGTGGGCGATGCCGTCGGGGGTGCCGATCTGCCACGGCCGGTCGACGTGGTGGTAGGTGCCGCCCTTGGTGATGTGGAGTTCGGGGTGTGCGGCGGCGAATTCGGCGAGGACGACGGGTTCGAGGAGCGTGCCCCACTTCATCTCGTCGTTTTCGACGGTGTCGCTGGTCAGTCCTCTTTTGCGGTGCCAGAGGGAGAACGGCGATTCCCATTTGGACAGGCCTTCGACGGCGGCGATTTCGCTGCCGGTGATGCCGGGCATGCGGGCGGCGTGCCAGGCGGGGTCGTCGGGTGTCCAGGTGCCGAGGAGGATCCCGGTGGGGGTGGCTGGCCGGTCGAGGAGTTCGGTCACCAAGGAGCACCCTCTCGGCGGTAGACGAGCGTGGGTGCGACGGTTGACGTGAGCAGTTCGTCCGGCTTCTTCGTGCCGCCGCTGTAGCCCGACACCATGACGGTCTCGCTGGGGTTGCGGCTGTGGCAGACCCGCGCGAACCATGGCTCGCTCCAGACGTCTTCCCACACGTCGCCGGGCTGTGGCGGCCAGTGGCGGGGTGGCAGCCCGAGCTCTCGGCGGACTCCGGCGGCGACGTACGGTTCGATGCTGGTTTCGGCTTCGAGGCTGTCGAGGAAGGTGAGCACAGCGGCGATGCGATCGCTCTGCTTTGCTTCGCCGTGCCGGGTGATCTCGATGCGGCCTTCGTCGGTTCGGAGTGTGACTTCTCGCTCGGCGGCGAGTTCAACGTCGATCCAGCCGTCGGCCACGTCGGTCACGCGCACGTCGGTGAGGGTGATGGTGACGATCTCGCCGGCCTTGTACGGGGTGCTCACTGCTCCTCCTGGATGACGTGGCCGACGATTACGCGCGCGGCTTCGGCGGGGTACGGGTGGCCTTGGAAGGGGCGCATGGTGGCGAGCCAGGCGGCGACCTTGCGCTCGTTGTCCTGGTCGCGGCGGGCGATGTAGGCGCGGATGAGGCGTCTCATCGGCACACCCGGCAGTGCGGCTGGGTGAGCGGGTTGATGTGGCCTTTCGCGCACACCCATGTGGATGGGGTGGAGGGCGGTAGCCACGGCAGCTCAGGCGTCTTGGGCTTCGCGCGGGCGGTCATCGCGCGCCGTCCTGAGTTCCGACGGTGTCGTGCCAGGCGTTGTAGTCCCGGACGGGCATCCCGTGGCCGTTACCGCTGAGCGCGGTGGCGGCGGCCAGGGCGAGGGTCGCGTGGACCTGCGCGCGGGACACGTAGCCGTCGTATTCGGCGTTCAGGCTCCCGCGGGCCGCCTCCAGGTACTCCTCCGCCTGCCGGTAGTGCTCGGCTCCAGTCATCGCGCACCGCCGACGAGGTCGACTTCGAACCCGAACGGCACCTCGACCCGCTGCGCGCGGTGGTGGCAGCGGACGTCCTGGAAGTCGACCGACATGCGGTTGCCGTCGCGGACCGCGTCGCGGATGCGGACCGGCTGGCCGCCTTCCCACAGCGGCGTGGAAACGATCTGGCCTGCGTGCAGGTGTACGGCGTTCATCGGTCCTCCCGAGACGGGCGCTGGTTTGCTGCGTGGCGTCGGCGGCGTACGTCGACCTGGGCTTTCGCGAGAGCCCACGAGGTGTCCGGGTTTGAGGCGATGAATCTGTCGACGATCGCCTTCTCGTCCGAGGTCATCGGCTCGTAGTCGAGCCACCACTCGTCGGGCCAGAGTCGGAGGGTCATGCTGCGACCGCCTGCTCTGCGGCGGTCGGCTGCGGCTCGTACTCGGCGGCCTGCGCCTGGCGGCGGGCCTGCTCGAGCAGCCTCTCTCGCTCATCCCCTGCGGCTTTCAGCTGGTCGTACTCCGCGCTGGTGCGGCCGCCGTACAGGGCCAGTTCGACAGCTCCGTCGGTGACGCCGTGGCTGATGGTGAGGATGGCGGCCAGCAGCATGCTGCGCTCGGACTCGCCGGGCCGCTCGATCGCGTAGGCGGCGAGAGTGACCAGCACGGGGTGCGTCTCGGCGGGCTTAGTCAGGCGGGCAGCCAGCGCGTTGAGGATCATGGCGCGGCACATGTCCGGCTGCCAGCCTGCGATGGACTCGCTGACGGCGAGCGTCTCCAGCTCGGTGAGGCTGCCGACCGCATCGTCCAGGAAGCAGCGCAGCACGTCGCGCTCGTCGTCCTGGAGGCGGGTGAACGCGGCCTTGTGCAGCAGCTCGGTGAGACTGGCGGTGGCTGCGGTAGGTGCGATGATGGTCATTGGCCTTGCTCTCTTCTAGGGATTGAGCGGGCTGTAGCGGGCTCATCCGGTTCCAGCGGGTGGGCCCGCGGCATGTCAGGACGCGGATCGGTGGTCGCTCCGCAGTCGCTCTTCGAGGGCGGCGAACCCGAATTTGGGTAGTCCGGTGTTGGCCGTCTGCGCCTTCGTGGTGCGGCGGGTGCTCTTCGGCTTCTTCTCTGCGGGGGGCTTCGGTGCTGCCACCACCCGCTGGGCGGTCGCCGGGTGACGCAGCTTTTCTTCGATGGCGGCGACGTCTTCGGGACTGAAGCGGAGCTTGCCCATGACGAGGTGGCTGGGCCATTCGCCGGTGGCTGCTTTGCGTTTGATCTGGTGGGTGCTGGGCTGGCCGGCTTTGTTGACGAGGCCGAAGCGTTGGGCGAGCTCTTCTTTGTCGAGCCATCGTTCGGGCCGCGTCATGTCAGGCCGCGTTCTTGCTGGCGGGAGCGACCTCGAACACGTCGTACCAGTCGAGGTCGAGGGGTCGGATGGCGGTGAGCAGCCGGGCCTGGAAGTAGGGGCCGGGGTCTGAGCGTCCGTTCTTGACCCGGCTGTAGTGGCTCGGGTCGACGCCAAGGAGTTCGGCCAGGTCGGTGTCTTTAGCGACCTTGAACTCGCTCTTGAGGCGCTCGTCTGCTCCGTCTCGTAGTCGGATGGTGGGGGAGGTCCGGTCGTCTTGCCTCATGCAAATGAACATAGTCTTGGGCTCAAGCCCAACGCAAGACCCTTGGCAGATTGACTTGTTCCAGAACCCAACGTTGGTACGGCTGTACACCTGGGATTATGCATGAGACCCAACGATCATCGTGCTGGCCTGGGTGTTTGCAGATCTGCATATTGGACAGGCCTATGTGCATAGCCGTATGGTCTTGTACATGGTCAAGACGCCGCCATGGCCTGCTGACGCCTTCAGGGCGCTACTCGACCGCATCCTCGACGAGACGAACATTTCGCAGGTGCAACTCGCCGCACTCGTCCCCATGGACCAGTCGCAGCTGTCCCGCTGGAAGTCCGGCACCAGCAAGCCGAAGTACGAGAGCCTGATCGCACTCGGCAAGGCACTCCAGCTCCGCTACCCGGCCCTCGGTCTCGGGCCCGACGAAGTGGCGTCCGTCGTCTACTCCGGAGCGGCGGACGACACACCCGCCGAGCCGAAGCCGCGAATCAGCGACGCAGAGAAGGTGGCCATGGCGCAGGTCGATGCGTTCCGCGCCGCACTGCGGGCCGAACTCGAACCCCTTCAGGAGTTGGCTCGCCAACAGGAAGAGGCGATCCAGGGCATGGCGCGTCAGCATGAGGAGGCGCTCGCCGAACTCCGAGACGAGGTGCGGGCACTACGCGAACGCAAAAACGACCCGAACCACCCAAACCATGGCAAGGCGGGATAACGGGGCATTCCCCCACCAATTGGAACGTTGCATCACGAACGCATTACAAAGAGTTTTTCGGTCTAGACGGACACGCATTTCGTGACGTCTTGTGGGCACTCCAGCAGCACCCGTCGCGAGGGATCAGCATCTGCCACCGCACTATGGAGGTGGACGTGACGTCCCAAACCCCGTCATCCCAGAGCATCAACAGGCTCGTAGGCAAAGCCCTCGCCGCAGTGGGGCGGCAAGGCTTCACCGCGCTAGCCGAACACATCGACAAAGGCAAGGTCGAGGACGAACGCACACAGGCGGAGATCGACCGCCTGAGCGTGGCCACCAGCGTCGGCGAGCCGCCAGCCGAGCTCGTCCACGCACTCCGAGCTACTCCAGGCGTTCAGCAACTGGTCCGCCTGACCATTCACGGCAGATCCACCCGCGCCGTGATCAACCCGCTCGGCTATCCAGACCCTGCACGGGAGCGAGCCGTCTGGATCCAGCTGTGCACCCTCACCCCCAACTCGGCCGCGGCATGAGCGCCGCCGACCCCGGCGGATTCCGCCGGACCGAACTCGAGCCCGAGGTCGCAGCGTTCGTCGATGACGACGACACCGGCGAAAACCCGATCATCGTCGTCAACAGCGAGCAGCCGCACAGCAGCGCCGTCACCGCCGTCCGCGCCATCCTGCACAAGGGCCTGCTCAGCTGCCTGCCCGTCGTGCAACTGCTGGGAGAGCCGCTCCGGCGGCTCGCCACCGAGCAGACGGCCGCAGTCGCGTGTGGCGTCATGGTGGTGGCAGGAGCGGGCGGCGCCGCCGTCCTGAGCAACAGCACGGAGTCGCCGGCGCGGGCCAGTCCGCCCGCTGTTGCGACGCGGACCCTGGACAGGGCGGCCGAGCCGAGCCCGGCTTTCCGCCTGACCCGTCCCGCGCGGCCATCCCCTCAGCCGCAGCGGGCGAAGGCGAAGGAGCGCGAGAGGGTGGCGGAGGAGTGGCCGCCCACCCCCGTCGCGGAAACCCCGTCCGCGGGAACTCCCACCGCGGACTCCCCTGCCGCAGAGACCCCGTCAGCGTCGTCAGCGTCTACCACGGGGCCGTCTCCTATCGACTCTCCGGCGCCGTCGGACACGCCTACGCTGGACCCCGTCAGCTCGGCGCCGGCGCAGACCGCCGCCCCCACGGGGGACGCCGGGGTGCAGCCCGAAGAGCCGGGCGACGTCCACGTCGACGTCCCCGCGGAGCCGGTCGTAGATCTGCTGTCCGAGGTCCACTCCGTGGTCGACGACGTGGTGCCGGACCACCACTGAGGAGGAGCGAGACGCACATGGCCTACGCCGAGAAGCGTGGAAACGGGCCTACGCCCTGGCGCGTCAAGTACCAGACCCCGACCGGCGAGCGCAGCCGCCCGGGGTTCGAGACCAAGCAGGATGCCCTCGACTGGGGCAGGGAGCAGGAGGCGAAGGCGCGGGCGAAGCGCTGGAACGATCCGGTCAAGGGCGAGATGACCCTCCGGCAGTTCATCGCTGATGAGTGGCTGCCCTCACAGAACGTCGCGGAGACCACCGAGGAAAACTACGCCTACCACCTCTGGACGCACATCATCCCCCGCCTTGGCGACGAACCGATGTGGTCGCTGTCGCTCAGCCAGATCAACGCCTGGGAGCGCGACATCGTGAAGCGCGGCTTCGCTGTCTCCTCGGCGAAGAAGGCCAGATCGATTCTCAGCACGATCCTCGATGACGCTGCCGTCGCGAAGGTCATCGATGCAAATCCCGCCCATCAGCGACGCCAGCGCGGACGGCAGGACATCCATGTGGAGGAGGAGAGCCTGTGGTGCTCGCCGTACCAGGCGCTCATCATCGCCGAGCGTGCCGGCCTGCTGACTGGCCGGGCTGACGAGTTCGTGTCGACGTTGCTGTCGGCGTACACGGGGATGCGGCTCGGTGAGGTCCGCGGTCTTGAGCGGAAGTACTGCAAGCTGGGGCTGATCGACGTGCAGTGGCAGCTGCGCGAGGTCCGGGGGCAATTCCTGAAGGCGCCGCCGAAGCACAACCGGCGCAGGAAGATCCCGCTGCCGCCGTTCTTGGCGCGGCTGATGTCGGAGCATCTGCAGCGCACCGAGTCCCGTCCGTGCGGCTGCGCTCAGCACAAGGGCGACTACGTGTTCCGCTCACGGACGCAGGACCACTGGAAGCGGACAGACATGGCCGCCCTCATCCACAAGGCTTCTGACGCGCGGCTGCCGGCCAAGGGCGACCGTCCGCAGGCGCGGATCATGGTGGACGATTTGGGCAAGTATGTCCTGCGGCGCCGGTCGGAGACGGTCGACCAGATGTCGTCTCCGAGGCGGCTCGGCGGTGGCTGTGCGGTGCAGACGTGGCTGCCGGTCGTGGAGGGCTTCACGCCGCACGACTTCAAGCACTCGCAGAAGGTGATGCTGATCGGCCTGCGGATCCCGGAGGTGGCTCAGGCTGAGCGGCTCGCTCACAAGCTGCCAGGGATCAGCGGCCGGTACTCGCACGTGACGCCGGAGATGCGCCAGGAGATCGTCGTCGGCCTTCAGGGGCTATGGGAGGAGACGCTCCGGCGTCGTGCCCGAATGGGGCCTTCGATGCTGCCCGTATTGCAGGAGCTGTTGGAGCCCCATCTAGGCCCGTGGGAGTTGATCTCCCAAATTCCTCCCATTGGGGGGGCGAAGATCATTCCTATGCAGTTCGGGCAAGCTGTTTAGCCTGGTCAGGAGGCTAGGAATGGGTGGAGCCTAGGAGATTCGAACTCCTGACATCCTGCTTGCAAACAACGTTAGGCCACCTTGACGGCCAGGTAAATCAAGGATTATGCCTGGTCAGAGGGATAGTCGTAGTGCGTCTTAGGGGGTTCTGGAGGGACCCGCTCCTCCCAAATTCCTCCCACTCTCCCGCGTGACCGAAAGGGAGAAGGAGAGCCCGCCGCGCCGCGTCCGCATCGACGCACCTCGATACAACAGGTAGGCCCCGCCGCTCCGAGAGGAGCCGCGGGGCCTACGGTGCGCTGAGGGTCAGTCGAACTCGCCGTCCGCCATGCCGCTACGGAAGGCGGCCCACTCCCCCGGAGTGAAGAACAGCTGCGGACCTGACGGATCCTTCGAGTCGCGGATGCCACGGCCGCCGTCAGGCAGCTTCGCGACCTCCACGCAGTTGTCCCCCTGGCCGGAATGCTTACTCTTCCGCCAGACGAGAGTGCTGTGATCCATCCTCGCCTCTCTACTGCAGTTGTCGGATCATCGACTCCATAAACTTCGCCGACTCGGCAGCCGAAAGAGCGAGTGCCTGCACATGGCTGTAAATCACCGTGTAACGACGAAGTTCCTCCGCCTGCTCAAGATAGAGGCTGTCGGTCGCAGTCTCGATCACTACGAGGCTAGGGTCGAGTTCGGAAGCGAAGTCAAGTACAACGAACCCGCCACACATAGCAGCGTGCGCGCCCGCCGAGTTCGGCAGCACCTGAATGGCAACGTCCGGCCGCTCAGCGAGTTTGAGAATGTGCTCGAGTTGCGCGCGCATCACATCCGCGCCGCCCACCATCTTCTGCAGGGCTGCCTCATCGATGACCGCCCACAGTTGCGGCGGGGCATCGCGGTCGAGGATCGCCTGCCGCCCCTGGCGCGCCTCGACGCGGCGCTCGATGGTGGCGTCGTCAAGGCAGCAGCCGGCGCGCATGATGGCGCGCGTGTAGTCCGCGGTCTGCAGGAGGCCGGGCACGAACATGGCCTCGTAGGTGCGGATGAGGGTGGCACTGGCTTCGAAGTCGGGCAGTGAGCCGCGGAAGACGTCTTGGTAGTCGGCCCACCAGCCGCGTTCTCGGGATTCGCGGGCGAGGGTGAGCATCGCTTCGCGGGTGGGTTCGTCGGCGAGGCCGTACAGGTCGAGTAGGTCGCGGACGTCGCGTGGGTCGGGGCGCAGCCATTTGTTGCGCTCCATGCGGTGGATCTTGGTGGGGTCCCATTCGAGGCGGCGGGCGGCGTCTTTGACTTCGAGGCCTGCGGCGACGCGGAGTTTGCGGAGCTCTGTTGACAGTCGGCGACGCTTGACCGTCGGGCTTGATGACGTCATTGCAGCCTCCTCGTGACGAGATGCCCCTTTGCGGTACATACAGGACTATTCGCCTTTTTCGTTTCGCCTATTGCATTTTGCTTGCTGCACTCAGAGTATGGCCTAGATCCTCCCCTATAACAGGAGTCACCCCATCATGGCGCAACAGAGCATGCAGGAGCTTCGGGACGAATTCCCGCGTTGGGAGTTCAACCAGTCCGGCGCCAGCCGCCTATGGGTGATGCGTACTGACCTGCCGACTACCGCCGAGATCAAGGCGGGGGCGAAGTTGTTCCTCGAGGGCGACGGCGTCGCGCAGCTGCGCGACCGTCTGCGCGAGGAGGAGCTGCGGCTGTCGGGCGTTGTGCCGTGACGCTACTGCTTCGGCCACTCATCCTTGGGGGTGACGAACGTGCCGACGCCCATCTCGCGGCGGACGTAGCCTTCACGCTCCAGGTGCTCGACGACTTTGCGGACCGTGTTGCGCGCGATGCCGAACTCTTCGACCAGCGAGGTGAGGCTGGGGATGGCGTTCCTGGGGCGGTAGACGCCGTCTTTGATGCGGTTGCGGAGCTCGTCGGCGACCTGCTTCCACACAGCTCTGTCCCCATCCCAGACGGCTTCCCCTCTCTCCCATTTGATCATGGGAGAGACCGTAGTGGCGCATGCCAGTGCCTAAACGTCTCGCACCGGGCATGCCATATCGTGACCGGGCATGACCGGGCATGGCACAGCTGCGATCAAGCTACCTCCACGAGGGTGGAGGTGTAAGACCGGGTGCGGCAGCGATGGTGTTCCCTTGCGACGGGTGCGCTATTTGCTGCCGCACCCTCATTTTTCACACATGCCGGACAGTCGATCAAGCCATGCTTCCGTGAGCGGCTTGACACCAGCATGAGATAAGCCCCGGCCGTCCAGCGAGCGCAGTCGCTGCGACAGCCGGCCAGGGGCGGCCTTCCACCCTCCAGTTCGCGGACGGATGACCGGACGGTGGGAGGCCGCCCGCATCATCCACATGCTGTGGGCGGCTGATCCACACCATGTTGCTTTAACGGTTCTCTTATAAGGTTGAGGCACGTCTCGATCGAGAGGAGTGCCTGTGTGGACAGCCAGCTCAACGCCTTACGTAACGCCCCGGCGTGAGGGCCGCGGTGACGCGTGGTCCGAGGAAGCCGCAGCCGCAGGGCACTCAGGAGGGCAGCGCCTGCTCGAGGTAGGTCATGCTCGACCCCCGGCACATGTAGCGGCCGGCCTACAGATCGCCCCTGACATAGAGGCTGTGGTGCGCCGACGCCTGATCCTCTTGGACGACCGGCCGGTCGAGTTGGCCGATTCCTGGTACCCCCCGTCGATTGCCGACGGCACAGCCTTGAGCCGCCCCGAGAAGATCAAGGGCGGCGCGGTGACGCTGCTCGCCGAACTCGGCCATGTGGTGCATGACGTTCACGAGGACGTCAGCGCTCGGCGGGCAACCGGAGCGGAGGCGGAACTACTTGGCGTGGAGGAGGGCGCTCCCCTACTCACGCTGCTGCGGGTCACGCTCGACGCTGACGGCGTCCCCTTCGAGGTGACGGACATGGCGATGCTGCCCGAGGGGCGAGCCCTCAGCTACCAGTTGAAGGTCGGGTAACCGCATGGCGAAGCGCGAGGACACGCGGCTTCTTTCCGATCGGGTCGCCGCCGAGTTGAGGGCCAGGATCATGGCGGGCGACCTCAAGCCAGGCGACCAGCTACCGAGCAACTCGCAGCTGGTCGAGGAATTCGATGCGTCCAATCCCACCATCCAGCGGGCGGTCGACGCGCTGAAGAGCGAGGGGTTCCTGTCGAGTCGCCGAGGTAAGGGCGTCTTCGTGGAGAACCGGCAGCCGTTCATCGTGGACGTCTCCTCCTACTTTGCGCCGTCTCCGGGTGGCTACAGCTACGAGCTTCTGCAGGTGGGTCGGGAGCAGCCTCCCGGCGAGGTCCGGGATGCGCTCGGCTTGCCGGAGGCCAGCGTGGCGCTCCTGCGCAAGCGACTGCTGCGGCACAACGACCGGCCGGTCGAGCTGGACTGGTCGTTCTATCCCGTCGAGATCGCCGAGGGTACTGCGCTGGAAGCCAAGGCGAAGATCAAGGGTGGCGCGCCGCGGGTCCTCGCCGAGCTGGGGCATGCCGAGACGGACATGGTGGACACGATCTCGGCGCGCATGCCGACGACGGAGGAGGTCGAGTTGCTGGATCTGCCTGGCGTCCCGGTGATCCGCCAGTTCCGCGTGATCTATGGGCCAGCCGGCGAGCCCGTGGAGGCGTCCATCATGATCAAGGGTGCGCACCTCTACCAGGTGCGATACCGCCAACCTGTCTCCTGAAGTCCTCCGCTACGTCCAAGCCCTCGGCCTCGCCGGGGGCTTTCTTTTTGGTTAGATCCGCTTACTCAGCCTTGCAGCCACTACGTAGTCCTTATATTGTCCAGAGCATGCAGAGCACCCAGCGCCCTACGGATGACGTGAGCCAGGAGATAAACGGGAGCGCGAAGCGCCCGCCGTACTTGCCCGTCAAGGACACCGCCGACCTCCTCGGCGTAAGCCCGCTCAGCGTCTACCGCCGCTACCACGCCAACCGATTTCCCGGCCGCAAGTTCGGCCGCTCCATCAAAATCCTGACGCGGTTCGTCGACGACCTGGCCGCCGAGATCAACTCCGGTCGCCCCGTTGACGTCGACGAGTTCGCCGCCCAGTGGCTTGCCGAGTCTCAGCTGTCGGCCTCGTAGCCCGCAGACGCAAACGGGCGAGTCCGGTGCTGGAACACCAAGACCCGCCCTTGATCCCCACCACCTGCCTACAGGAGGAGAGATCCGGTGAACGAGTCTACGGCCGCTGCCGCCCAGGGTGAGCGCCACATGAGCTGTGACCGCGCGTACATGGAGCTGTTCGAGGAGCTCAAGCAGCAGATCGTCGACGTGAAGAGGCAGATGGTCGTCTTGCGACAGCAGGTGATCGACAGCAGGCGCGAGGACATCGAGCTCCTGAAGTCGGCCGGATACCAGCGGCCCATCGCCACCCCGTCGCAGCCCGCCACCGTCGTCCAGCTCGCCGACTGGCGTCGTAACCGAACCGCCTAACCCTGAGGGATCCGACATGTGCCAGCACGACACCCACGCCGAGCAGGCCGCCGACTACCTGCACCTGGCCAGCAGCTACCACTCCACCCACGAAGGCGACATGGTCGCCGTCCGCGCCTCCCTCCTCGGCATCGGCCACGCGCTGCTCGCCATCCACACCCAGATCGAAGCAGCCGCTGATCGGGCGCGCCCGACCGTGCACCGCATGCGCCGGCCTCCGTACGACATGGCCGATCTGGCAGAAGCCGCCCGCCGCGCCTCATAGACCGGGTGGTCCCGCCCTGGGATCTGGAGGGACGGGGGCGGGGCCACCCAACCAGCCGCCCGGCGCGGGCACCACACCCAGCCCAGCAGCCCGCGCCGGGCCACCAAACCACCGCACCTGCAGCACCCGGAAACGGAGCAGTGAACGATATGGATGCCTACCTTCCACCCACCTGGGTGGTGTGGATCGTCGGCGGAGTCTGCGCCCTCACCGCCACCTGGATCCTCGCCCGAGCCGCGGTCAACGCAGCCCGCGCAGCACGGCGAGCACGCAAGCCCCGCACCACCGTCAAGAGGCACGCGCCCGAAGACTGGCTGACCTGGGTCATGGCGGGCATCGCCACCAGCGTCTCCGCCCAAGGCATGTGGAAGTTCTTCGCCGACGTTCTCGGCGTCGACGGCCCCATGCGGGTCCTCGGCTTCGCGTTCATCGAAGGCGCCATCGTCATCTCCGCGTTGCGCGCCCGCAAGTCGATGCGCGACAACTACTCGGCTGGCGTCGACGGGGTCGCCGTGTGGGCGCTCGCCTGCCTCACCGCCGCTCTTTCCGCGATCGACGCGCGCAACTTCGGCGAGGTCGTGTTCAGGCTTGCCGCCCCGCTCGTTGCGGCGTGGTTGTGGGAGCGCGGCATGCGGTTGGAGCGGCGCCGCGTCACTGGCCTGTCCGGCATCCACTGGCGGATCACCCCTGAGCGTGCGCTGGTCTGGCTCGGTCTGGCCGAAGCTAAGGACCGCAGCGCCTCCGAGGTCGACGCGCACCGCAGGCTGACCCGCGTGGCCCTGGCCGCCAAGAAGGCGCGGGCGCTGCGCGATCAGGGCGTCTCCGACCGCAAGCTGCGCGCCGCGATGGCCAAGCTGGATCGGGCGCTGGACAAGGCGGTCGAGCACACCGGGCTGCCGCGCGACGAGCGCATGCAGTGGGCGCTGCTCGACCAGATCACCGCCCTGTACGGCGGGGCCAGTCTCCTCGACCTGCCAGAGGTTGCCCCGTGGGCGCACATCGACCACCCCGCCGTCACCGGCGCCGCCAAGCACCACGAAGCCGTGAAGCTGGCCGACGCGATGCGGGAGTGGACGACAGCCATCCAGGCGCAGCGCGACCCCGAAACGCAAGCTGCGATCCAGTCGATGGCCGCCTACATCGCCCGCCTGGAAGGTCGCGAACTGCCTTCGATCGAAACGCCGGGTGAAACGGTCCGCGGTGTTGAGGTCGAGGTTTCGCCTGGCGACATCGACGAGTTGATCGACAGGTTGCGCGACACGCCTCCGCAGGATGCCGCCGAAACCGGTGATGAAACCGCGAATGAAACACGCGCCACCGACGCGATGTGGCGTCGCTGGCAGGAGATCGTCGAGGTAGAGCGGCGTATCCCCAACGGCGCCGAGTTGGCCGCGGCCGGCAGGTGCAGCCCCCAGTGGGGGGCGAAGAAGGCGCGGCAGTGGCTGGCTGAGATGGACGGCCGCACCAGGCGCGCCCTCGAGTCGAAAAGGAGGGCTGAAGCGTGAGCAGCGCCGTGGTGTTCGCGGCTATGAGGGTCGCGGCAAGGGTCCTCGCCTACATCATCCTTGACCTTCTCGAAATGCTGGCGTACTTCGCCGCCGTCGTCGCGCTCACGTTCGTGACCGCGTTGGTGCTGCCCGCCGCCGTCGCCCTCGTGGCGTCACTCCTGACCGTGTCCGTCCTCTTCGGCTACCGCACGGCGCGCCGCATCGAACGCGCGCGTATGAGAGGTGAGCTCCGATGAACTCCGCCCTGACGCTCGTGCTCGTGTTCGCCCTGCTCACGCTCGCGTCGATCTGCAAGCCGCAGGCGGATGACCGCACCGCCAGCCAGCTCTACGCCGCCGTCCGCCGCTCCACCTGGCGGCAGCGGGCATGGTGGCTGCTCCAGGTGCTCGTCGACCCGCCGTTCGTGGTGGCCTGGTACGCGGCCCGCACCGCCCTCTACCTCGCCAGCGTCATCGTCGCCTGGATCGCCGTCCGCCTCGCCTCCTGGCTTGCCATGGACGGCCGGCACCTGCGGGTCTACCGCACCACCAGCGCGAGGGCGGTGCTCCAGTGAGCGAAATCCAGGAACGCGCCCTGTACCTCGTCCGCGACAGCGCCGACGCCCCAGACCTGCCCCTGCCCCGCCCGGAAGACGGCGAGATGAGCACCGAACTGGAGCCGCGCACCAGCCGCGAGCTTGAGGAGAAGATTTACGAGGGCGAAGTCGTCGACGACGCGCCTGGCCTGCGGCTTCCTGTCCGGATCGCCGGGCGTCAGATCGCGGTCCGCCCCTCGCCGGGCACTGCGGCGGTCGCGCAGGGTGCCGTCGCCACCACCGTCACCATCGCGCAGGGCTGGCACTCCTGGTGGGTGCGCGCCTGGGACGGCCTCACCCTCGGCGTCTACCGGCGGCAGATCCGCGCCGCCGAAGCAATGGGCGACCAGGAGGCGCTGGTCAAGTGGATCGAGCTCAAGCAGCGGGCAGCTGACCAGCGGCACTCGCGGCTGATGGACTTGCCGGTGAAGGTGCTCGGGATCCTCAAGGTGGCCGCGATCAGCATCGTCGGTTTCCTCGTGCTCATGCTGCTGCTCAGCATCGCTGTATGGGCCACGGGGGTGGGCTCATTCGGCGCGGTGTGGCTGTGGGTCGGCGGGCTCATCAAGGCCGTGCTGACCGTCCTGGCGTGGCTGTGGCCTGCGCTGACGGTCGGGGCGCCGATCGCCGTGCTGGTCGCCGCGTGGAAGGAGGGGCGCCGCGCTGGCACACCGACATGGCTGGTCGGGTCCGCGGACGACGACCCCGAAGGACGCGACGTCATCCCCGACGAGGGTGCCATCCTCAACGCCCTGCGCAACCTCAACATCAGCACCCTCAACAAGGCGTTCAAGGACGGGTGGCGTCCCCGCTTTCCGATGCCCACCCACCGCGACGGCAAGGGCTACCGCACCCAGCTGGAACTCCCCGCCGGCGTCACCGTCGAAATGATCAACCAGAAGAAGAAGCTGCTCGCCCACAACCTCGTTCGCTTCCCGATCGAGGTGTGGCCGACCGAACCAAAGCCCGGCGTCATGGACCTGTGGGTCGCCGACCAGGGCGCACTCACCGGACCAGTAGACCCGTGGCCCCTCCTCCACGAGGGCACCACCGACTACTTCGTGGGCGTTCCGGTGGGCGTCAACATCCGCGGCAAGACCATCATCGGCCGCCTGTCCGAGGCGAACTACGCGCTCGCCGGGATGATGGGGTCCGGCAAGTCCACCCTCATCATCGACCTGCTGCTCGGCGCGATCCTCGACCCGCTGGTCGAAGCGGACGTGTTCGTGATGGCCGTCAACGCCGACTACGAACCGATCAGGCCGCGGCTGCGGACCCTGCTGACCGGCACCGGCGACGAGATCGTAGAAGCCTGCCTCAACAGGCTGCGCAAGGAGTACGCCGACCTCGACGTGCGCGGCAAGGCGCTGCAGGAGCACGGCGTGCGCGCCGTCAACCATGCCGTCGCCGAGAAGGACGCGCGTCTGCGCCCACGGATCATCGTGGTGGACGAGTGCCAGGCGCTGTTCATGCACGAGGAGTACGGCGAGGAGGCCATCAGCCTCGCGGTGAGGCTGCTCAACGCGGCCCGCAAGTACGGCTACACGATGATTTTCGCTACGCCGGAGCCGTCATCAGCGTCTCTGCCGCGCAAGCTGATGACGGTCATCTCCAACAAGGCGTGCTTCGCGATCGGCGACCAGCAGTCCAATGATGCCGTGCTCGGCACCGGCTCCTACAAGGCGGGCATCTCCGCCGTCGGCCTGGAGCCGAAGACCGACGAAGGCATGGGCGACGTCGGCACGTGCATGGGCAAGAGCTTCGAGGCTAAGCCCGCCCTGCTGCGCTGCTTCTACGTGTCGGAGGGCGAGGTCGGCGCGGTGGTGGAGCGTGCGATGAGGCTCCGCGAGCAGGCCGGTCTCAGCTCAAGGGCCGTCGAGGTTGAGAAGCCGCGGGATCTGCTGGACGACCTGGACGAGGTGCTGGGGCATGAGCGGATCCGGCTGGCGGACATCCCTGGCCTGCTGCGGAAGCTCGCGCCGAGCTGGCTGCCGTACCAGCGGCTGACCGGCACCGAGTTGCGCGACATTTTGACGCGCGAGCACGGGGTGCGGGTCACGAACACGGGCAACGTGTTGCGGCTTGACCCGGCCGATCTGCGGCAGGTGCGGGCGCAGCGCGGCTCGGGTGAGTGAGGTGGCTGACCTCTTCATGGAACCCGGTTTTCGAGGGTTTCAGGGGCTCCCGGCTAACCCTCTTCACTGGCTAACGCTCGTCACTTTCCGCAGGTCGCGGCCCGGTTGGCTGCTTCTCGCCCGCGAGGTAGATCACTAACCGGGTTAGGCGGTCTGGCTACCTTCCGACCCCGCCTCGCAGCGGCTGTTGCGGGTGCTCTCCCACCCTCCTGGGAGGGCCGCCCGGAGCGTCCGCTCCACAAACCCTGCACAACCGATCAGGACAGAAGGAGACCCGATGAAGGTGCGCACGTTCCGGACGCGAGCCGGCGAAATCGTCACCTGGACGCACACGCGCGACAGAGGCGTGCTGCAGGAGGGGCCCTACACCTGCTCCGGCTGCCGGCACACCAGCAGGCCAGTGGAGCGGGACGTGGCCAACAATCACGCGCTCACCTGCTGCGAAATCCCGTGACACATCGAGCGGTGGTTGCGGGTGCCCGCCCGGCCCGGTCGGGCGAGTGCCCGGAGCAGCCAGCTCCTGATCCGATCCAGTACAGGGAGATTCAGATGTGTGACAAGCAGCAGGAGTGTGCAGGCCACGTCGTCAAGTGCGGCACATGCAAGGGCTCTGGCATCGCCCCCGGCTCCTTCGGCCAGAGGCAGTGCGCCGCGTGCAAAGGGGCCGGCAGTGTGCTCCTGAAGTAGCGGCTGTTGCGGGCGCAGCCCCGACGTTGCAGCCGGGGCTGCGGCCCGGAGCGTCCGCTCCACCACAACCCAGGAGGCATCCAATGCCCACACGCCCGATCCCCCGCACCGAGGCCGAAGCCCACGAGATGGCCCGTACCGGCACCTACAACGGCAAACCGCTGTGTGGGTGCGGCAACTACGCCACCACCTCCACAGGCCACTGCACCAAGTGCGCCAAGGCGTGCGAGGTGTGCGCTGACCGACCGGCCACAACAAGGCGGCACGGGGACGCGATGTGCGCCCCTTGCGCCAAGGCGCACAGCTGAAGGTGGCCGTTGCGGGTGCGGCCCCGACACTTCCCCTGCCGGGGCTGCGGCCCGGAGCGTCCGCTCCACCCATCCATCGAAAGGAAGTCCCATGAACAAGTCCGAGCTGATCGACACCGTCGCCAAGCAGACCGGCCAGACCAAGGCAGCCGTGGCGGCGATCGTCAACGCCACCCTCGACACGGTTCAGGCCGCGGTCGCCGCCGGCGATCGGATGGAGGTTAAGGGGTTCGGCGTGTTCGAGCGTCGGTTCCGTGAGGGCGGCGAGCGGCGCAACCCGCAGGGCGGCACCGTCCAGGTCGCGGCGAAGCATGTCCCGTCGTTCAAGGCGGGCGCCGGGTTCAAGCAGGCCGTCAACAGCGCCGCCTGACGTCCCTCGTGCCCGCCCGACACTGGGCGGGCACCCCACCCCCTCGAAAGGACAACCATCATGATCCGGACCGCCGCCGCTCGACTCGGCTTCACCCTGCAGTGCACGGCCGTCACCGTGCTTGCCCTCACCGCCTTCTCCCTCGGGATACTCCTCGGCGCTGACGCCCTGTATGGCGTTGCGATCGTGGCCGCGTTCCTGGCCGGCAGCACACGAGGCCGCGCGGACCTCTGCGACGACTGCGATACGTCGCTCGTGGACTGGGAGCGCTGACGTGCGGGTGCCCGGAGCGCCTGCTCCACCCCATCCATCAAAGGAGAAGCACATGAACAAGAGCGAGCTCATCAAGACTGTCGCCGCCGCCGCCCTCGACCAGGCAGTGGATGCCATCCTCGACCGGCTCGATGCCCAGGACCTGCCAGGCGCCCGCAGCCACTTCGACGCCGCCACACAAGGCAAGCGGGAGGCCGTGGAGGTGCTCGTCAAGCAGCTCGCCGCCACCGTCGCGACCCCGTTGGGGGTCGTCGTGTGGGGCCACGGGATCGACGTGTGGGCCAACCCGCACCGCTTCGACTACGCGTGGCGGTGCGGCGGCTGTCGGTGGACCGGCAGCAACTACGTCACCGATCACGCCGCGCGGTCCGCCGCTGAGCAGCACGTCGCCGAAGATCACGGCGGGCGTCTGGCGGTCGTCTGGTATTGCGACGACGCGTATTGGGACGCCGTCGACGCGGCGGCAGGCAGCTGATGTTGCGGATGCCCGCCCGGTTCTTCCCCGGCCGGGCGGGCGTCCGGAGCAGCAGCTCCACCAATCCCCCGAAGGAGCACAGCATGCGCAGCAGGATGACCCCCGAGCAGCTCGCCGCCCTCAGGGCCAAGTCGGCGAACGCGAACGAGCTCAACAACCTGGCGAACGTCGCCTCTGGGTTCGGCGTTAGCCGCGTCGATCGAGAAAGGGCCGCCGCCGCATTGGAGCAGGCGGTCGGCGCCAGGAAGGCGAAGCGACTCAAGAAGGACGCGTCGCGGCGCGCACAGGGTCTCAGCTGACCTGCTCGCAACGATCTCTAGGAGGACAGACAGATGCGTCTCACCTACCCGAGCATGTTCATCGCTTTCGCCACGCTCGCCGTAGTCGGCTACCTGGCGCAAGGAGCCCCGATCAACCCGCTGGTGGTGCTCATCGGCGGCTTCGGCGGCATGGTCGCCCTCTGGCTGGACCGGATCCGCATCCTCGGGTGAGCCCGGGGTCGCTGGTATCGACCCCGGACCCACCCGCACAACCTACAGCCACACCGATCACCAACGAGGAGCGAGATGGCAGCCAAGGTGCCGCTCAACATCGCAAGGCAGCAACTGAGCCAGGCCGCCCACCGCGAGTCGTGGCCAGCCGTGTCCGACAAGCTGCTCCGCCGCGCCCGAGACCTTGACGGCGATGTCACCCGCGAGGAGCTGAAGAAGCTCCTCACCACATGGGAGTGAACCGATGCCGAAGCCGACGTACATCTTCAGCGTCCAGCCGACTGGCAAGGAGACGCTCACCGAGCAGATCATGGGCGGTCCGATCTACGTGTACGGCGAAGCCGACCTGCGCCGACGTCTGAAGGCCGCCAAGGAGGCGGGCGTCAAGGTGACGTACCGGAAGGTCAGCCCCGACGAGCTGTAGCGCACGACAAACGCCCCGGCCGCTTCCCCTGGCCGGGGCGTTCTGCTGTCCACGATACGCCCCGTATGTCCGTTTCGGCGTATGCTCGCGGACGTGACACGCTGGCTCTCCCCGAACGGGATCGAGGTGGAGCACATCATCCGCGAGGGACGGCCCTGCCTCCGCGTGTCCCACCGCGTCAACGGCCGCCTCTACTGGGTCGCCGACTGCTGGAGCCCCGCCGAGGTCAGCGTGCACGTCGACCTCGCCGAGCTGGTTGAGGTGGTCGAGCTGGCGGCGGTCAGAGCGAAACGCCAGATGAGCCAGTCAGGCCGATGACGCCTCGCCGTCAAGCTTCGCCGGAACCCGGTGGGCGCCGTAGTCGAAGCCCAGCGCGCCCTCGCGGGCCGGGCATTGAGCGGCCGGCACAGAGCCTTGCGCGGCGAGCGACAGCCACATCCATCCGCCCAGGATGCTGAAGGCGCGCACGACGGTGTGGCCGCAGTCGTCGCATTTGTGGTCGCCACTGCCGTTGAGGCGGGCGTTTTTGAGTAGGGCCGGGTCGCCGGGGTCCTGGTAGTACATGGCGGCACAGTACGTCCTACTCGTTCAACTCGTACAGCCCGTGCAATACGGACCGTCTGAGCAGGTCAGAATGGTCGTCCGTAACGTTGTGTACGTGACTGTTGACCAGCTCGACCCGACCCCGCTGTGGGAGCAGCTCGCCGCGATCCTGCGCGACCGCATCAAGGCCGGCGACCTGCAACCCAGACAGGTGCTGCCGTCGGAGGCGCACCTGCAGCAGGAGCATGGGGTGTCGCGCGGCACGGTACGGCGGGCGGTCGCTTTCCTGGGCGAGCAGGGGTGGACGGTCACCGTGCAAGGCCGCGGGACGTTCGTGGCACCGAAGGAGTCGTGGCCGGAGGGCTGACCGGACGCGAAAGAGCGCCCTCGCCCGTGGGGGGCGAGGGCGCTTAACGTTGTTCAGGCGCGGGCGGCGACCCGCAGCTGCCGTTCGGCGTCCAGCTTGCTGGGGACGGTCTCCCACCACGGCAGGTCCCGCAGCACCTCAAGCATGCGCAGCCGCTCCGCTCGAGCCTCCAACAGATCAGCCACCGCCTTTTCGTCCCACGTCGCCTCGCCCGCCAGCACAGCCACCGACGACGGCAGAGCCGCGGACAGCTCCTGCACCCGCGCGTCGGCGGCGTCGTAGGCGCGTTGAGCTTCGATCACGTCGGTCGGCAGGTCGAGGTCAGCCATCGTTTCCCCCAGGTGGTGCGCGGTTCTGCGCCGATCCTAGGACCGCCGCAGATCGGGGCGAAACCCGCCTCAACGCCGCGAACGGCAAAGACCCGGCATCCCGAGCGTGCCACGAGGAGCCCCAACAGAACGTGGTTCACCGCCAACCATCCGTGACATTCAGGCGTCACATGGAGCGTTCCTATCCCCCACCCTCAGAGGACTCGACGGTGCGACCTCTACCGCTCGCCGCTGCTGCGCTCGCCGCGGCCGCTGTACTCGCCCCCACGCTGCCCGCCCACGCGGCCCCAGCCGTACAGATCACGAAGGTGTTCTACGACTCGCCCGGCAGCGACCGCCGCTCCAACACGTCGCTCAACGGCGAGTACGTCACCATCTACAACGCCACCACCCGCCCGATCGACCTCGAGGGGTGGACGGTCAAAGACAAGACCGGCTACACCTATGAGATCAGCGGCGTCATCCTCGGCGCGAAGAAGAAGCTGACCATCCGGTCCGGGCAGGGCAGCGACGGCACCACCACCGTCTACTGGGGGCGCCGCGCCTACGTGTGGAACAACGACCGCGACACCGCGTACGTGCGGAACGCCAGCGGCAAGCTGATCGACTCCTGCTCGTACAACTCCACCAGGTACGACTACAAGAACTGCTGACCCCCAGCACACGAGAGAGCCCTGCCCACCCCCTCGCGAGAGCGGGCGCGCAGGGCTCTCAGCGTCCTCGCGACAAACAAGGCCAAACCTATTGTGTACACAATGCCAACTGCGTACCCTCTAGATGTGAGCGAGAACGAGATTGGCCTCCGCGAAGGACGCGCCAAGTTCGGTGACCTGGTCAACCGTGCGGAGTACGCAGGAGAGGTCACCTACATCACCCGGCACGGCCGCCGAGTCGCCGCTATCGCCCCCATCAACCTCATCCCCCAGGAGCGCAGCATGAGCATCCAGGACATGTCCACGAGCGAGCTGGCCAAGATGCACCTCGGTTACAACTACGGCGACGAGGCGGTGGCGGAGGAGTTCCACAAGCGCTTCCCTGTGCTGGCAGGGTGGAGCGAGGCCATCGCCTACCTCTTCAGGCTGGATTTCGACCGCCCGGTCGAGCCGCGCCAGGAGGGCAAGCCTGTCAGCTTCGGCCTGCTCGATCGCAGCAGCCCTCCTGGTGCCGTCGCGCTGAAGGAGGAGTACACGCGCCGGGTACGCGCCATCGCCGACTCCGAGGAGCAGTAGCCGCACACACGAGGAAGCCCCGCCCACCCCTGAGGGTGAGCGGGGCTTCCCGTTCGAGGCGACGGCACCATAGGGTGGTCGCCACGATCGTACGGCGGGCGGCTACAGCTTGCCCAGATCCGTGCCCGCGTGCACGCCATGACCCGGCCGCGCCGCACCGTGATCCCTGAGGAACCCAGGCGCCGGGTCGGCAGCGGGGGTGACGCTGTTGGCCAGCACGAGCATGAGGACGGCGTTCATCGCGCCGACAGCCATACCCGCCGTCTCCTCCGAGATCGGCAGGCCGAAGAACATGAAGCCGGTCAGAACCGTCCGGACGCCGCCGGTCAGCGCGCTTACCACGAACGGCCTGGTCATGATGGCCTCGGCGACGGCGAACGCGCCAGAGACGATCGTCATGATCCAGCCCGCGGCGACGGCTGACAGACCCACCTCAGGGATCGTGACGAGGACAGCGAGGACCGCCGAGATGGCGCCCAGCCAGATGACCGGTTCCCTTCCGAAGATTTTCATAGCCGCTCCTAGCGGACGTAGTAACCGTTGTCGAAGTCGTAGACGAACCGGGTGACCTGGTCTCCGTTGGCCTTCTCCACGTAGACGGTGTCGCCGCCGTTGTTCAGCCAGTGACCCGCCAGGCCCCGCTTGAAGTCCATGTAGTACAGCTGGGTGGCGTTCGGGTCGGTCCGGTTGACGCCCGCCGCCGAGGAGACGACGACGTGGCTGCCCGCCTTCACGACGGTGCCGGCCGGGAACGTGTAGGAGTTGGTGTGCCCGCCGTCCGCGTTCGCGTACGAGTCGTGGACCTTCCAGCCGGAGATGTCCAGCTCCGCGCCGGACGTGTTCCGCAGGTAGATGGCCTCCTGCCACCTGTTGGCGAGGGTGTCGGCGCCGACGGCGTTGTAGTTGACGCGGGTGACCGACAGCGCCGGGTCCGCCGCGGCGGAGGCGATACCGGCGACGCCCACCGCGATGAGGGCGGCGGCGAGCAGGGTGACGCTCTTGTTGATGTGCATGGTGAGGGTGACTCCTCGAGGATGGGGACATACGAAAGGGCGGCCCATCGGGACCGCCCAGGAGCCGCTCAGGGCTCGTCAGTTGCTCTCGTCGACCCAGCCAGGGACCCGGCCGGGAAGCTCGTGTGTGGGCTCGACCCACTCGTCGATCGGCCACGGATGCCGCGGTAGACGCTCCTGGTACGGCCAGTACCGCCGCCAGATGCCGTCGCTCACTCGTCGCCGACCTCGACCCGCACCTTGATGCCCTCGATCGCCGACTCGATCCGGTCCACCAGCGCAGTCACGTCGATCTCCGTGTCGCGCGAGGCGAGCGCCCCCGCCAGCTCCCGAATCGCGACCGACTGGGCATCCAGTTTGCCGCTGAGTGCCGACAGGGTGGAGCGCATCTCGTGCACCCACTTGGCCGTGTTCACCACGACGTTTCCCACCTGCCAGGACGGGTTCTCCTTGTTGCCGAACGGCACCGCCAGCTCGTGCTGCCACAGTTCCTTGGCGCTCACGTCGTCGTCCTCTCTGTCGGCTGCGCTCGGCAGCTTGCTGAACGTGCCGTCCTTGACCAGCCGGTACAGGCGGTCGCCAGGGCAGCTCGTGCTGTAGAAGTCGCGGTGGCCCTTCACCAGCGAGCCGACACCCTGGGACATCAGCCAGGCGCGCAGCTCACGCACCGCGTTGATCTGGGCGGGTGTGGGGTCCTCGTTCGGCCCCGACATGAGCGTCACCGAATACCAAGAGTCGTTGCCGCCCGGCTGCGCTGCCTGCAGCCGGTTGAGGCCGCGCCCCTCAAACACCTCGCCGTGGGCACACGCCCCAAAGCTGTAGCCGATGTCCGCCCACCCGCGGTGGGGGCCCGTGTGGAACTTGCGGGTGTTCTTCCAGTACTCGATGCAGGCACTGTGTGGCTTGCCCACGAGCCCCTGGTTGGAGCCGTCGTAGTGGATGACCAGGCCTCGGGTCGGGCGGGCGTACGATGCGCCGCTGGCACCCCACCCGAACGCGGACCGCTTCACGAGCTGCATGTCAGCCTCCCGGCTTGCAGGTGTAGGTGGTGGATCCGGGCTCGTCAGGGGCGCACTGGTAGGTGACGCCGAGCACCGTGAACGTCCAGCCAGCAGGCGGCGGGCCTGTCTCACCGCGGGGCCCTTGCTCGCCGGCGGGACCGCGTTCGCCCTGCTCGCCGCGAGGGCCTGGTTCTCCGGCTGCTCCGTCCTTGCCGTCGGCGCCGTCCTTGCCCGGAGCGCCGGAAGGGCCGACCGCGCCAGGCGGGCCACTCGGACCAACCGGCCCCGGCACGCCCGCCGGACCGCGCGGGCCAGGACTCCCAGAAGGGCCAGGCACACCCCGAGCCCCGGCAGGGCCAGGCGGACCCGAAGGGCCCACACCGCCGCGCTCCCCCGGCATCCCCGGAGGGCCAGGCGACACCGACACCAACGGCGTACCACCCAGACGCTCCACCTGATCCGACAGGGTGAGACTGTCTTCCTCCGCCTTACGCAGCTGATCACCCAACGCGCCGATCTGGACCGACGCCCACAACCCGAGCACAGCCACCAGAGCGGCGATAACGATGACCGGCCAGTTGTGGCGCACCCTGCGCACGTGTTCGCCCATCACGCCCCCTGCCGGGCCAGCCAGATTTGCACCACGATGCTCAACAGCAGCAGCACCGCGGGGATGAGGCCGGCGTAGACGGCCTGCCGCACGTTGGTGCCGCGCTTCTCGGACGCCGCGTCGAGGCTCACCCGGAGCGCTTTGATCTCGTCAGCAATTTGGCGGCGCAGCTCGGCGACGTCCGACTCGACCTCGTTGAAGCGTCGGTCGTCGAAGCGCCGGTCTGCGGTGTATTCGGTGCGTTGAACCAGGTGCGTCAGCGTCATGTTCACCTGATCGATCCGGCGACTGAGCTCGCCTGGAGAAGGCGCATCTGTCACATCGCTCCTCGCCGTGGTGGAGGTTGGCCGCCCGCGCTCCCTTTAGGGCGCGCATCCATGCCCGCGCGGGCGGCCAAGTCAGCCGTCGATGATGTCGGCGTTGCGTAGGGAGGCGAGCAGCGCCGTGATCACGCTGTTCTGGTCGTTGATCGCCGCTGACTGGGTGTTCGCGTATCCGGGGGTGTAGCTGGACGGCGCGTCACCCACGACGTAGGACGGGCCTCCGACCGCCGCACCGGTGCCGGGGATCTGCCGGACAACCCCGTTCGAGTTGATCACCCGGAAGTCACCGCCGACCGCGTACACCTTGCAGCCACCTGCCGGGGTGGACGGGGAAGAGTTGGGCAGGAACAACGGCCCAGACGCCTCGGTGACGGGCGCTCCGGGCCGGTTGCGGATCTGCGCCTCCAGCGCGGCGACCCGCCGTTCCAGAGCCTGGATGATGCGGTTCTGGTCTACCGGGTACGGGTCGATGAGGCTCACGCAGCCTCCTCGGTGATGAGCTTGATCTTGTCCTTGCCGCCCTGTCCGCGGTCGGCGGGGGTAAGCTCCCAGCCGATCAGCCGTTGGGAGCGGTTGAAGGAGGCCGATCCGTCAGCGTTGATCGGATACCTTGGGTTGTTGAGGATCGCCCGCACCTGATCCCCAAGCGAGTTCGGCCCGAGGGTGGCGCCGGTACCGATGACCGCGTCGAAGCTGAACACCGACGGAGCGCCTGGAGCGCGGCTCGCCCAGTAGGTGGCGTAGTCGTCGATTGTCGTCTGGTTCGTCGAGTTGCCCGGGTGGGTGAGACGCCGATCGATGATCGGCCAGCCTGCAGCCACGTGGGGCGTGGCGACCAGCTCGGACCGTACGGCGGTCGCCGCGGCGGTCGCGTCAGTCTGCTGAGGAGTGCCGCCGATGACGCCCCACCGGGTGCCGCCGCGCAGCGCTGAGCGTTCTTCCCGCCAGCCGGTGATGTCGCCGCCAGCCTCGCCCTGGGTGAAGACGTGCACACCATCGCCGACGATCTTCGGCGATCCCCACTCCCACGAGCGGATGATGACGCCGTCCTCCACCCTTGCGTTGACCACCGACTCGAAGCCTTCAGAAGCGCGGGCGTACTCCTGCAAGATCCGCCCGTAAGTCGTGTTGTCCTTGACTGCGGCGACGAGCGGGCGGGCCACCCCGGACACGCCCGGCATCAGGCTGAGGCCCGCACTGGAGGCGGGTGTGGCCTGCATGTGCAGGATCAGGTCGCGGGCGTTTTGGATCTGGTCGCCGCCGAAGGTGAGGTCCTCCTCCAGACTGACGTGCAAGAGGTAGCCGTCCAGGGTGGAGCCCTGCAAGTCCATGGTGATGGCGCTACGGCCGTCCTGCGAGGTGAGGGTGGTGTGCAGCCAGTGGATGCCCCACAGCACCCCGGACCGCCAGGTGTGGACGACGAGCATGCCGGGCCCAGAGAGCAGGTCAGCCGGGTCTGCCGGGAAAATCTCGGCGATCTTCGCGCCTTCATCATCGTTCGCGATCGACAGGCGTCCCCGCCACGTTCCGGGCTCGCCGATCCGCTTGTCGAGGGTCACCCCGGAGGGGCTGATGTCGCCGCGGTAGGCGCCGGTCAGGAAGTCGTGCACCGTGTATCTGAGACGACTCTCGCCCTTGCCGGGGGTGAAGGCCGGGAAGCTGGGCGGGGTAGGCGGCTGCCCTCCCGAGTCGGTCGAGCCGACCAGGATGGTGAACGCATGCGGGTTGATGTTGGACAGGGACGGCCGCATGTCCAGCGCGGACAGCGGCGACGTCGACAGGAAAGTCCGCACCGCGATCGTCGCGGTGGTGAACGACCCCGCCTGAATGTCCAAGCCGCTGTAGCCGGGCTGCGTCGCCCACGAGCACGCGCCCACCGCCTCACCAGCCGCATAGCGGATCTCCAGCCCTGCCGGGGTGGACGGGGTAGCGGCGGGTGCCACCTGGCCATCAGCTGAGGTGATGGCGATGTTGGCCGTGTCGCCCTGCCGGATGGCGAGGATGATGACGGTACCTGCGGCGTCGGCGTCGCCCTGCTCAACCGGATACGTGGCAGGTTCGCCCTCGCCCGCGACCCGCTTCCAGATGCGCGTGCCGGTCCATCCGATGCCCGACTTGGTCACCAGCGGCGTCCAGCCGCCGCCGATCGACATGTTGAGCGTGGAGCCCTCGTCGCAGCTGTGCCAGGCGAGCATCAGATCACCGGGCTGCACTTCGCCGCGCGCCGCGGTGCCGGATGCGACCAGGCGGAGCGAGGTCGCTGCGATGGAGCGGACGGAGGCGACCATGAGATCACCCCCGATCAGGCGTTTATGCAGGTGGAAGGCTTACAGGTAGGCGTGTCGCCACAGAACAACCGCAGGTGGTGCGTCGCCCCCGACGGTCGCGTAGCTGACCTCGGACACTCCGCGGCCGAGCACCCAGTCCGTCAGGCCGACAGACGCTCCGGTCAGATACCGGATCTGAGAGTCGCCGCCGATGGTCGCGACGCCGAGAGCCACGTCGATGATCAGCAGATCCCCGTCCGCCAGCTCAAGGTCGAACTCGATCACCCGCAGGTCGTCGGTGCCGTCGGCGAGCCTGCGGTACACCTCCAGGCGGGGTGTGACCGCAGGCCCGGGGCAGCGCACCAGGGGGCGCGTGGACCGGTTGCCCGGGTTGGTGACCTCCACCGTTCCACCGTCCGCCACGGTCGCCGAGCTCAGGTCGCGGGAGTACAGCCGCGGGTCTGCCAGCTCCCAGATGACGATTCCGGGGATGTATCCGTCACGCAGGGTCCTGTCCAGGGCGAGCTCACGATGCACGCACGCCCCTAGGCCGGTCAGGATGAGGTCGTCGACCCGTCCGGCCAGCGACAGTTCCTCATCAGAGTCCGGCAGCGGCAGCCCCGCCAGGAAGTCGAGATTGATCTGGTCGATGTTGTCGTGGGTGGCCGCGACCTTGATCTCGGCGCTGACGGTGCGGGGGTGCGGCAGCTTACGGCCGGACATCGCGCCGTCGCCGGACGGGTGCGCGACGTTGCCGTTGTCGATGCCAGGCATGTCGCTGTACCAACCCTTGAGCCGGTCGATCAGGTACGGCGTGCCCGAGCCGATCTTGAAGCCGTTGTAGCTGAGCTGCGCCGGGGCGTCCAGGTCATCGCCCGGGTTGATGGGGACGCTCACGTCCGGCGTGGGCACACTCCACACGGCGACGAGCGGGTCCGGGCGGATCGTGACCGACACCGACACTGCTGGAGGCGGCACCGTCCACGGCGCCACGAGTGGGCTGGGCTGGACGTTGGTGGGTGGCGCGCTGCCGACGAAGATGTCTGGCGCCGGTAGTGTCCACGACCCGAGTACAGAGCTGGGCTGGGTTTCCAGACCGACCGATAGGGCGGGGGGCGGTAGCGTCCACGACGCGGCGAGCGGCGGCGGGTCGGCGAAGGCTGGGACGCTGCCCTTCACCTGCAGCGGGGTGGGGTGGCCGTAGCCGATCGGCGCGCTACTGGCCGCCACCGCCGTGCCGGTGATGTCGCTTTGGTTGGCGCCGCCGCCCGTCCAGTCCACCACGGGCTGGCTTACCGTGGCCTGGTCGAACACCCACATCGCCGACGGGGCCGACGCCAGCCAGGTGTGCAGGGAGTGCGCGAGGTTGTCGATCTCCTGATCGTCGAGCACCCTCGGGAAGACCGCGGCAGCGGCGAGGTCGCCGTTGATGTAGGTGGAGAAGAAAGAGCCGAACCGCCAGGTGCCGGATCCGGGTGCGGTGCCGTCGCCGGCACTGCCGCTACCAGCGCTGTGGGTGCTCGCGCCGGTGGCGTAGACGTGCTTGTGGAACCGCGCCGGTTGCGTACCCGCCGCCTTGGTGAGAGCGATCAGGACCCAGTCCTCGGCCGCGGTCACCGTGAAAGCCGACGTCGACCCGCCCTCCGAACTGACGCCGAGCGACAACTGGTTGGAAGAATTGATGGTCAGCCAGAAACGGTTGCTGCCGCCGCCGAACGCTTGCATCAGGCCAGCTGTGCCGTCGGCCGCGCGGCGCAGCACCATCACCCAGGTGACGTTGGCCACCGTCTGCGACGCCAGCGCCCCAGTAGCGCAGCCCACGCTGTCGTCGACGTTGTCGAATGTGCGAGCCACCTACCCGACCCCCTTTCTGCTGGTCAGGCCTGGTCAGGTGGTCGTGTATTCGAGCGTCGCCGCCACCAGGGCGACATCACCGGCTGCGGTGTCGGAGCCGTGCGCGGCGTCCCTGGCGACGTACAGCACGACCAGGTCGCCGGCGGCGAGCGAGTCGGCGTTCGCCATCGCGATGGACACTTCGAACAACCTGCCCGCGCTGGCCGGGACCGTGGTCGCGGCCGAGGTGTTCGCCGAGCCGAACGCCTTCGTACCGACATCTACGGCGTCTGCCGGGGTGACGGCAGCGATACGGCCTTCCCATACGACCGCGCCCGAAGTGAGCGCGGTCCGGCACTGCAGCTTGAGCACGGGCGAGCCGCCGTAATCTGCTGGCATCCGCCAGTTCCACAGCAGCTGCTCGCGCGTTGTCTGATCGAACGCGGCCTGCAGCACGTAGGGGGCTGGAGCGGTCGCTGAGCTTTTGACTCGCTGGAAGGCGGGGGCCGCGTTGGAGGCTGACCCGTCGGGCACAAGGGCAGCGCCTGGAGCCAGGAGGATCGATCCAGTGGACATGGTCGCCTCCTACGGAGTGCAGTCGAGCACGGCGATCCCGGCAAGGATGCGTGGTGATTGTGGGCGGCAGGTGACCATCTGGACGTGGCTCCTCCAATACAAAAGCCCCCAGCATGGCCAGGGGCTTGTGGTGGGCTGTGGCTTAAGAGGCGAAGCGCGGGTCGGATCCATAGCGGGCGATGATCTCTCTCGCCCAGGTCAACTTGTCTACCGCTCGCTGCCCGGATGGCTGCGAGCGACTCCACAGCTCCAAGTTCTCGATCCGGTTGTCCGCGCGATCGCCATTCTTGTGGTGCACGTTCTCGTCCGGCCATAGCGGGCGGCCAAGGAACTCACTCATGACCTTGGTGTGGATGAAGACGTAGCCGCTCTTTCGCGCATTGGGATGCGTGGGGTCGAGGATCGACACGTAGCCCTCGGAGTTGACAACCGGCTGAGGTTTGCGATCCCACAGCGGCCTGAGTTCGAGTCCTCGCTTGTGCTGTTGGTTGTGCCCGCCGCATAGACCGCGCGCCACAGCTGCGTTGTTGCAGGTGTCGAACGCGCAGACCTTGAGCCGCCTGATCGGCTTAAGCACGCCGCTGCGTTGCTGCTGGCGGTAGTGAGTGTTGCAAAGATGCTGCTTCTCGGGGCGACGGTCACACTCTGGCCCCCTGCATGTAGCTGCCGTATTAACCCACGGCTCGCGCATTCGCTCTAGCGGCTTCAGCTCTATTCCGCGCCGGAGTTGACCGTAGTGGCCGCGGCAGAGGCCGCAGGACTTTCGCTGCCTCTCGCACCCTTCGAAGTCGCATATGCCGACTGCCAAGTTCCCTTCGCGGGGACGTAGCGGGGTTAACTCTTCCCCTCGGCTCTGCTGTTTCCAATGGCCTCCGCAGAAGCCTAGAGCGACGGCGATCTTGGCGCATTCATTGAAAGAGCATGGCTTTTTTACGGGAGGAGGCATGCCTGTAATTCTAGACTATTTACCAGATGGTCACGGCGTACAATCAAGCACCGCAATTCCGGCAGCGTCATGCGTTACAAGGAAGGTTCCGTCCTGCGTCTCGTACGCCTGGCCGAACCAGACCGCGAGGATCGCCCGGTTGGCGACGGTAGCGGCGTACAGCAGGTAGCCCTCCGCGATGATCGTCGAGTCGTCGATCTGGAAGTTGTCGGCGTCGAAGCGCATCGACCCGGACACGTGCGTGAGCGTGGTGTTGACCACAGGCTCCCCGCCCGCCACGTAGCCAGCTCCAGAGGACTCGCCAGCGTTCCACGGCGCCACACCATAGGCGGTGTCAGTGCCAAAGTTCGGTGTGACGCTCGACCCCCAGAACGCGGCCTTCAGCTGCGTCTCCGAGCTGAGGTCGATCGCCAACTGGGTGTCATCCCACTTGTCGATGTGGGTGGTCACAAACAGGCCACTCGCAGACCAAGCCATCAGCGGCCACCTCCAGCCAGGACATCCATCGCAGCGACAAGGTCGCCGTAGTCGCGCTCGATGCGGGCCAGCTTCTGCTCGGCCGCCTGCCGTTTGGCGACGCTGCGAGGGTCGGTCAGACCGGACAGCACGGCGATCTCTCGAGGTAGCCGTGCCAGCTCGGCCTTGGCGCGCAGCCAGGCGCGGGTCTCGTGAACCACGGCCATCGCCTGCCGGCGCGCGGCGCGCGTCTCGTCGGTCGGCTGCTCGGCGTGCACGGCCTTTGCCTCGGCCAGCCTGTCCGTCACGGCAGCGCAGGCCAGCACCAGCTCAGCCTTTGCGCGCTCCTTGATGCGGCTCACCTGGCCACCGCCTTGCCGGTCACCAGGGGGGCGCGCACATGCACGTCCTGGTGGTCGCCCCGCTCGCTGGAGCGGTTGATGACCGTGGCAACCGCCCCCGAGGGGGTCAACTCGGTCACCTCGCGGCGGCGCCGCCCGGCCTCGTCCACCGCCTCACGCCGCACGGGCGTGGACCGCCCGCCATGGACTTGCAGGCCCTTACTGCGCAGGTACGCGCCGTAGCTGCCATGCACTGCAGGGTCGTATCCGGACATGCCTGAATCGCCTCCTTCGAGGTCGGTGAGATGAGTGAGGTCAGGCGCGCGAGGTGTACTCGAACCCGAACTGAGCCGCCAACTTGGGCACGTCCGTCGGCTCGCGGATCACGCTGTTCGACATGTCCACGTTGATGACCGGAGCGCCACCCGAACCCGCCGAGGAACGCCCGCCCGTGAACGCTGTACCGCCGCCCGAGCCGTAAGAGCCGCCGACGAAACCGCCGCTGGGCATCGCCTGGGGCCTCGACACCCGCGAGGTGTTAACCGGAGCAGACACCCCCGCAGAACCTCCGCTGTTCACCTCGCGCAAGCTGCCGCCCGGGACGACAGCCGCCTGCGCAGCCAGCCGGCGACGGATCTCCGCATCGCTCGGCCCGTACTTGTCGCCGGTCTGCGTCGGGGGCGCCTTCTTCATCCGCGCCCGGATCTCAGCATCCGTGGGCCCGTACTTGTCACCCGTCTGCACAGGAGGGGGCGACCCCTTGCCCTTCGACGCGCCGGCCGTCCACGACGCAGCCTCGCCGATCACAGCTGCGAGGTTCTGCACCGTGTCGCCCAGCTCGCCAAGAGAAGTCGAGACCGTCGTCCCAGCCCCCTTAACGGCCACGCCCATGTCAGTCACGGAGTCGCCCAGCACCGTAGAACCCTCAACCCAGCCTGCGGTCAGGTCCTGGCCGACATCACCGACGTTGACTATCGCCCCTGTGAGCGTGCCCGCCGAGCCCAGCGTCTCGTCCAGCGTCGTCGTAGCAGCCGCCAGGCTGGTTGAGATGCCGGTGTTCGCCTCCTTGAGCCCGCCCGTCAGGTCTCGCGCCTGCAGAGCAGCCTCCTTGTTGTACAGAGACAGCCCGAAATCGTCGGCGACCTGGCCAAGCAAGCCAACGGCACGCTGCCGAAACGCCGTGTCGTAGGGAATGAACGCCTCAGGTGCTCGGCCCTCGCCGTACAGGACTGTCGGCCTGGTCGCGATGTGCGGACCAGGCCTGGGCCCGGTCGTCATGCCGCCCGAAGCGAAAGCCCTGATGCCGCCCGACTCGTAGTAGTCGATCGCTCCAACCTCGCGGTTCTTCTGCAGAATCTGCTCGCGCGTGTATCGGATCGTCGTGATCGTGTTCGTGATGTTCTTGCCGTCCAGAGCCCGAAGCTTGGCCTCGTATTCCTTGATCAGCGCGAGCGCCTCGCGGCCACCTGGCGTCTTTACGTCGGTCTTCACGTTGCCGGGGATAAGGCCGAGCTTCGTCGCCAGGTCCTGAGCTTCCTTCTTGCTGAAGCCCATGGCCTCAGCAGCCCTCTGGAACGCGGCCCGCTGACTGCCCAGCTTGGAGTTGACCTGGTCGAGCGGCACACCCTGATCCACCAGAGCCTGACGGTAGGTGTTAGCGGACTGCGCCAGGGCGATCAGCGCTTCTCGGTTGTCGCGACCCTTCTGTGTATTCGTGGAGGTCGCTTCGCCGTTCGCCTTGGCCGCTGCCGTTGCGTCGTCCAAGGCCTGCTTGTAGCCGATCTCGGCAGTCATCGCGTTCGTTGTGATACCGACCAGCTGGCCGATCGCCCCCCTGAGGGTGGTGATGTTCCCGGCCGCGGTGCTCGCCGACGTGCCGAGGTCCTTCAGGGCGTCACCCGTGGAGGCGGTCGGCTGGTGAGCCGCTGTGATCGCCCCGCTGTACTCAGGGAGCAACGCCTTCAGCTTGTCGACATCGGCGCCAGCGAGACCCGACTGCTTGGCCAGCTCGTTGAACAGCGCCGCGGCCTGCTGCCCGTTGCCGGACTGCACCATCTGAGCCAGCGTCTTGTCGACGTTGCCGAGCCGCTGGACGCCGGTGTCCATGGTGTACAGGTCGCCGGTTACCGAGCTGACCATATCGCCGATGCCCGTGGCGAAGCCGTCCAAGACGCCGCCGCTGGTCAGCCGCTGAACGGTGTCGCTGAGAGACTCGAACTGGCCGATCGCGGGGGCGAACCAGGTGGCCGACCTGCCCATGTCTCCGGCGAGAGTGTCGAGGGTGGTGCTGAACTGGCTGAGCATCACGTTGGCCGGCGCACCCTTTTGCGCGAGATCAACGGTGCGCTTGGCCAGCTCGTCGATGTTGGGATTAAGGCCGGACAGCTCATCGGTGAGCTTGTCCACAGCGATCGCTGCAGCTCCGACCAGAGCGGCGACACCACCCGCCGCGAGCGAGCTAGCCAGTCCGGCCAGCTTGCCCTTAGCGCCATCGGCGGAGCGGCCCAGGCCATCGAGCTTGCCTGTGAGGTCTCCCCAGAATGAGGCCACCGCCAGGCCGCCCTGCGCGACCTTCACAGCGATGATCGCGGCTGCGATGAGCTGTATGTGCTGCGGGTCCATGCCGGCAACGATGGTGGCCAGGAGGTTGATCCCTGCCATGGAGCCGACGCCGAGGGGCACGACGGCTTCGCCGACGTTGAGGAGAGCACTCGCGAGGTTCTTGATCAGCGCCCACACTTCGGGGGCGTGCTGCTCAACGTAGGCCATGAACTCCTTGAACTGGGGGTTGCTGTCGAGCGACTGCCCCCACTCGCGGAACTTCGCGGTGGCGTCCTCGAGCCCGCCCACGACGGTGCCCTGCCAAGGCAGGAAGGCGTTGATCACGCCCGCCACGCCACCGGCGACGTTGCCGAAGGACCGACCAAAACCGAGGACGGCCTGTGGCCCAGCGACGCCGATATTGGTGAGGAACTCGTCCCAGAACGGGCCGTTTAGCGCGGTCTGGGCTTCCCGCCCGAGCGTGGTGAACGCGCCCGCGGTGCCAGCCACGAGAGGGCTGATCTTCGGCAGCGTCGAGCCCATCAGCCCGAGCCCCGTGGAGATCGCGGGAATGACCTGCGGGTTCAGCGACCGCTGCCAAGCAAGGTAGACGTTGGAGAACGTCTGCCATTCCTGCGCCAGGTCGAACTCTGCGGGGCTCAGTTTGCTGTAGTCCTGGCTGTCGACCGCTTCCGTGACGCGCTCCATCGCGGCAGTCGCGACGGTGCTGAAAGCGACGGCTCCCGCCCCAGCTGCGGCGAACGAGCTGCCGAGGGCGACGGCCCCAGCGCCCAAGCTCGCGACCACCGGAACTCCAGTGCCGAGCGCAGCCATACCTGCACCGATCTTGCCGAGGCCAGCGAGCGCCCCCCGCGTATCCACATCCACCGTGATGCGGGGTCGCTCACCCACCAGGCGCGCAACCTCAGCATCGACCTGCGCGAGATCGTTGAGCGCTTCCTGAACCGAGGCCCGCACCTCAAACGAGGCGCCGTCCTCCAGCGCGGCGAGCTCGGCCTGCAGCCTGGCCATCTCCGCCAGCGCGTCGCCCGCGTCGATGTCGATGCCGACGCGCTTGGCTGCGAGCTTCTCCAGGTCCGAGCGGAGACCCGCAAGCTTGATCTCAGCCGCTGAGGAGTTCGCGTCGATCTCAATCTTCGGCAGCCGCGCAGTCGCGTCCTCAAGCTTCTTTCTGAAGCCGGCAGCGGCCCCCGCAGAGTCGGCGAACTGACGATTGAGATCCTTGAGGTCGCGCTTGACCGCGTTCTTCCCAGTAGTCCAGTCGGCGACGGACAGTTTCAGCCGGGTTGTTACGGTGCGGTCGGCCATGACGGATCACCTCCATGGCTTTGAAATCAGGTGATCGCGTGATGGATCAGTCGCAGACGTGTCAAAGTGCAAACCAGATCGCGGCTTTGCGCGTCCTACTCGCGCATCCCCTACGCCTCAGGAGGCCCGCATGACGCATCAGGGACCACCGCAGGGCCAGCCAGGGCCGCAGCAATGGCAACCCTCGCCGGTGTCTCCGCCCCAGCAGCCCAACTACGCCCCTCAAGCAGGACAGCCGTATCCGCCCCAGCAGTGGCAAGGACAACCACCAGCCCACCCGCAGGCCCCAGCGCCATCAGCTCCATACGCGGAGCACAACTGGGTAGGAATCACGGGTCTTGTAGTCGGCATCGTGGCGGTCGTGATCGTGGCTGTCATAGGCCGATTCGGGGGCGCTGGCTTCGGCCTTGGAGTCCTCGCCGTGCTGTTCTCAGGAGTTGGCCTCACAAAGGCCAAGATCGGCACAGCGTCGAACCGCGGTATGTCGCGCGCTGGCATGGCGCTCGGGCTGCTCGCCCTCGCAGCAGTGGTCGTGCTAAGCCTGCCTAGGTAGAAACTCCTGCACGCAGCGGTCGTCATCGCACCTTGCGAACGTGGAACAGCAGGCTCGATGGGTCTTCCTTGTACTCAGCCTGCCGAGCCGACAGCGTCGTACACGCGAAGCACCTGGTAGGGAGCGGCGCCTCATACGCTCCCTCGTTCGCTGGGTCGGTTGTCTCATCCAGCGGCAGCCCGCATCCACTGGAGCACTTACTGGCCTGCTCGTGCAGGTCAGCCGTGGCCCAGTCGCGGTCCTCTTCCAGCCACTCCGGCTCTCGGACGGTGATCGCCCGCACCAGCCGCCCCCGCCCGTCGTACTCGAAAGTCGTGACGCTACGAGGCTCGCGGCCCAAGAGCTTCGAGCGGGGGATGCGGTAGGCGCGGGCGAGTTTCAGTTCGTCCTGGTGCTGTTGAGAGTCGCGGAGGCGGCCACGGAGAAAGGGACCTCCCCGCTACCCCCATTCAGCCCCAGGATGGCCTGCCAGAGCACAGCCCACTGGCCCTGAGTGACAGCATCGACGAGCCTGCCAGCCTGAGCTTCGCTCATTTTCGGCTTCACCGAGCATGCCGCCAAAGCGGAGATGGGCAGAGTCTCCCGGTTGAAGTCCGCGGGCGCGTCCTGCTTCCTGGCCGGGTGCTCCTTGAGCAGGTCAGACCACTCCTTACGAGGCAGGGCACGCAGCAGGAACACGCGCACGTATCCCTGCATCTCGGCCCTGAGTGCCTCGATCTCCTCGGCGATCTGCCGAGCCTCGCTTCCGCCGCCCGCCAGAGAGTCGCTCTCTGGCTTGCGGCGGGCCACATCGAGCGCCCGCTCAAGCTCCTCGAACCGGGCCTGCAGATCGCCGCGCATGACGATCGGGACTTCGGTCTCAGGGAGCTTGAGCCCCTCGAGGAACGCGTCGATGTCTTCAACGTAGGGGGTCTCGGACATCAGGCCACCAACGCATCCGGGTCAGCCGTGGTGTGGTTGAACAGCTTCGACATGAACCGCTGAGCCGCGTTCAACTCGGGCGGCTGCATGTTCGGCCGGCCGCAGCGGACCGGGTACACCTCGACGCGCTGGCCGGCAGCGTAGGCGGTCTCATGGGGCAGGTTACGGCGGACAACCAGGTAGCCGAGCGTGCGGTCGGTGAGCGTGTTCCAGCCGATGTCCTCGGCCGCCTCATCCTTGCGCTTCACGGTCAGCTCGATGCTGTACTTGACCGTGCCCGCGTCCTCGGTCTCGTCGCGGGAAGCGAGCGCGGTGTTGTCGACCGCGGCCTGCTCCGGCGCAATGCCCAGACCGTCCTTGGTGATGTACTCCTGCAGATCCACGCCAGCATTGAGTTCGGCGGCGGTTGGAGCGCTGACGTTCGCAATGGTCAGGACGAACGTAGCTTTCACGTTACCGTCGCCCAGGAGGTCGGCAGCCATGGTTACTCCTTCTCGGTGGTCTTGGCCGCCGTGCTGCGGCGCGAAGTGGTCTGGGGCTCAACCGCCTCTTCAGGCGGGAGCGCGGGCTCGACGAACGCCGCCTCTGGGGCGTCGTCGATCTGCTCGTAGTCGGGGAAGTGCCGCAGCGCCTCGGGCGCAATCTCTGCAGTGGCGCCGCTGGTCTTGGAGCGGACGCGAATCTTGGGGCGCGCCATCAGATGCGTCCAACCGCGAACGTCACGCTGGTGACGGGGCTGCACACGAAATGGACATGGCGGCCGTCTTCCGGGTCGCCGTATTCGGGCAGCATCGGGATCCACACCTCGGCGCCGGTGGCGACGTTGTAGACCTTGTCTGGGTTGTCCACCAGGTACGGGGTCTGGCCTGCGCCGGACACGGTGACGGTGATCGCGCCGCCCGACCCGTTCTTGACGTGGACCCACGTCCGAGAGTCGGCGAGGACCTTGTCGCCGGTGGTGGCTGTGGCGGCGTGGTAGGTGGGCGTTACCCCTCCGACCGTGATCGCCTGAGCTGTGCGGGTAGCCATGCGGGCTCCTCCAGGGCATGCCAAAGAGCCCGCACACCGGCTGGTGACGGGCTGAAAACGAGTGAGGTCTAAAGAGGCTGTGTGAGGAAGGCGATCTCGACGGCGGCCATGAACACCGCAGGGGTCACCGAGTCGTCACGGATGACAGGCGGCCCGCCGACGAACTGCACGGGATAGGTCGCACGGCCCACGACCGTGAGCCGCTGGCCGATCAGCGCAGATCGGACCGCGTCCATTGCGCCCTCAGCCTGGGACGCGGTGGCACCGAATATGTTGACCTGCGCCGAATAGTCCAGGTACTCGTACGGCTCCGCGAGGTTCCCGTCAGGGGATCCCGGCGACGGGTAGACGACGGCGTATCTCACATACGTGGAACTGCCTGGAGTGCCCGTCCACCCGCCCCCGGCAGGCTTGATAGTGCGGCCGACCAGCATAGGGATGGCGGAGATCGCGGCCACGACGGCGTCAGTGTGCGGCATACTCGCTGCGACGGGGATCATTCGAGCGCCTTAGCCTCGATCTGGGCGATCAGCGCGTCCAAAGGTTCGGTGACCTTGTCGAAGGCGGGCCGCATGTAGGGGCGCGGCGACATCCTGCTCGTGCCCCACTCTACGAAGTGACCGTAGTTCGCGGTGGGGCCTGCCTCGAAGCCAAGCCCGTCCGCGTCGAAGTCCACGCCGATGCTGTTCTTCAGATTGCCGGTGTCAACGGGCACGAGCGCCTGAGCCTCGGCGACGGTGTCGAAGCCCATCTTCCTGACGACTGCCTTGGCGAGCGCTTCGACCTTCGGGCCTGAGGCGTCGATGGTCCGCTCGATCTCGTGCAGTTCGCTGAACTCGAAGTCGCTCATACTGGCTCCTCCGTCATGTTCTGCTGGCAGACGAGGACCCGCTCCCACGTCTCTCCGGACAGGCGTACGTCGGTCACGATCAGCTCGAGGCCGGCGATGTGTGGGTCGTGCCCTGAGGTGATCGTCAGGAGGTCGTCTTCCTGCACCTCGGCGGCGTCCCATTCGATGGCCACTTCGTAGGAGCGGAGCGACACCTGACGTTCGCCCGAGACGACGATGCGGGCCTCGCCCGCCTGCGGGATAACCCTGCACGGCCCTGTGTAGAGGGCCGTGAAGGTGGGCGGGTGCCAGACTCCGTCCTCGTCAAGGAAGCCGTCGCCGGTCTGCCGTTGGAGCGTGCAGGCCGCGGTGTGGGTGCCTGACGCGACTGGCCGGTGATGTTCCGACCAGCGCGCCGGGACCGGTCGATGTCCGGCTAGGGGCATGCGTGGAACCCCCTAGCAGGACTCGTATCCGCGGTAGCCGAGCCATCTGTCGAAGTCGACGATGTCGAAGCCCACCGAGTCGTCGCCGGTGCCGTCGTCCACCTGTTGGCGCAGGGCCGCGGCGCGGGCTCGGAGCTCGGCCGCGACCTTAGCGCCGTCAGTGGACAGGTCCTGCGTGGTGATCACCTTGGAGACGAGCGCCTCAGACGAAGCGATCGTGTCCAGGGCCTGAGCGGCGGCAAGCTTGACGCCGCCGCCTTCCAACGCCAGGAACGCGGTGACCTGCCCGTCGTCGAGCAGCAGGTTGGCCTCGTCCGTGTCGGGGATCAGCAGGCGGACCTTGCCGACATCCGTGGTGTAGTCGATCGCCACGCGCGGGCTACGCCTTCAGGACGGCGATGTGCCAGGTGGCGGACGCCGGATCGATGGGGCTGGCGGTGCCGTTGATGATGCGGATCGTCACCGTGTGCGCGGCGGACACGTAGGCGCAGAACACCAGGCCTGCGGTCAGGTTGCCGGGCGGCGACACGATCACGAAGTCGCTCGTGGCGGCTCCGGTCACGGTGTGGCTGTGCGTGCCGACCGCGCCCGCAGCGATGGACGCGAAGTCCAGCGCCGCGGATGCGGTCAGGATGACCTGCGCGCCCGGGATTCGGCCTGCGCTGTCGAGCGTGGCGAGGCCGCCGGGCACGCCCTTGGCAGTGGTGGCCATGTCAGACCCCCTTCGTCTTCGGAGTCCGCCTGCGCTTCGGCGTGGCTGGCTCTATGAGCTTCTCGGCAGGCGGCACGGCACTCTCGCCCGGTGCGTCCGGTTCGCGCAGCTCCACCGTGCCGTCTTCCGGCGCCGAAGCAGGAGCCGGAAGACGGTCGAGGATCTGCCCGAGACGGTCGTGGATCGCTGCCAGGTATACCTCCGTGCCGTTCACCGGAGGACGCAGCTTCCCCATTACGGGGCGGTGCCGTTGGAGGCGACCGCCATCTTCGGGTCCATCAGGGTGCCGCCCAGGACCATGCGGACCTTGTGGCGGATGGCGTCGGTCTCGAAGTCGCCGTCCTCGACGGGGCTCATGCCGCCGCCGACACGGATGGAGTCCGGGGCCTTGACGAACACTTCGGGGGTTTCGTGGCCTCGGAGGAAGCCGACTTCCATGGCGGGGCGTCCGGCCATGGTCTGGCCGATCAGGTACCAGGAGGTGTTGCCGTTGGCGGTGGAAGAGACGATCGGCAGCCACGGATTGACCACGACGCTAATGCGGCGGGCCAGCCAGTTGTTGACGCGGAGCTGGTTGTTGCCGGTGCCGTCGCCGCCGCCCGATGCGGCGTCGATCTGGACGGCGTTGAGGATGTTGTTCGCCACGACCTCAAGGGCGGGCGGCACGACGAGGTTCATCCGGTCGATGAAGATCGGGTTGCCGTCGCTGTCACGCTGGGCCGCCAGGACGATCATCGCGGTTTCCAGGGCGTCCACGGACAGGACCGGGTTGCCGGTGACGACGTTGCCGTTACCGCCGGAGAAAAACGTGCTGTTGGGGCCGCTGGCGCCGGCGTAGAGCTGGGTGACGAACTTGTCCTCCGTCATCCGCGCAGCCCGGCCGAGGATCAGCGGCAGCTCGCGGAAGCTGTCGAGGTCGTCGTTGACGCGCATCTCCCACGTCCAGTCGAGCCTGCGGCCGTACTTGCTGACCCGGTACTCGTACTCGGACGGGACAACCGCGGCCTCGGGGTACTCGCCCCGCTCCGGGACCTCCTCCAGGGTCGCGGATGCGCCATCCAAGGCGAACCGCTTCACCGTACGGAAGTCGCGGACGGTGCCGCGGCGGGCGTACAGCTGCCACGTGGAAGGCCAGTCCTGGTAGGAGCCGAGCACCTGCCGGTCCAGGATGTCGGCGAACAGGATGCCGAAATCGGAGGTGGTCATCGCCTCCTCGAAGTCCAGCAGCGCCCGCCGGTTCCCCGTGGTGGCGCGCTCGTACAGGCGGGCAGCCTCCACCAGGCGGCTGTTGTACCCGGTGTCGAGCTGGCGGCGGGCGCGCAGGCTGCGGATACCGCTACCGGCGCCCTCGTGCAGCCAGCCCGGGGTGGCCTTGTCGGCGGGGCGGCTGCCCTCGTCCGGAAGGATCGTGAGATCCGACATGTTGTGATCCTCTCCGGCTCTTAGTAGCCGACCTTGACGCGGATGGTCGCGGTGGCGCCGCTGCTCACGGCCTCCAGCGCGTAGCCGAAGCGGACACCGTTGGTGTTGTCGGCGTTGAGCTTGTGCGGGGTGGCGGCGGCGTCGTAGTAGACGATCGCGCCCACAGTGATGGCGGCGTTCGTGGTGGTCTCACCCTTGACGGGCAGGTCGAAAACGCCGTCCGTCTGGATGGTGGCCATGCCGTCAGCGTCCTCGCTGGTGAGCGCCACGCCCGGGAGCTGGCCGATCACGACCGGGTCACCGGACAGGACCAGGCCGCTGTCTCCGGTGCCGGTGACGCCGGACACGTCGGCCCCGAACTGGGTGCCGTGCTCGAACACGCGGTTGGTCGCCATGTCAGCTACGTCCCTTCGCGGCCACGGACGCCGCACTCTCGTTCATGCCGAGCGACTTGAACACGTCGCCCAGCTCGGACTCCAGGTTGACGTGCGGCTCGCTGCCGCCGCCGAGACCGCGGACCTGCCCGATGCCGGCCGCCTCGGCGAACTTCGACAGGTAGTCGCGCTCGCGCTCGATCGCGGCCTTGATCGTCTTGACCAGTGCCGCCTCATCGAGCGCGCCGTCCTCGTTCAGGGGGACGTTGGCGCCGGTCACCGACTCGATGACCTTGGCGTGGGCGACCTCAGGCAGCGTCGACTCGGCGAGCGCCTCGGCGGCCTTGTCGCGGGCGGCGTTGTTAGCGACGAGTCGCAGGTTGGTGCGCTCGGCCTCGGCCAGCTTGGTCTTGGCCTCGGCCAGCTGGCGGGACTGGTCGCCCAGCTTGGCGATCTCCAGCTCCGCCTCAGCCAGGCGCTGCTTCGTCTCGGCGAGAGAGGTGCGCAGTTCCGCCTCGCTCAGCTCGATCGGGCCGCCGTTCGGCGAGCCCTGTGCGCTGGTGCCTCCGCTCACGGGGGCTACCTCCTTCAGGGTGGTGACCGGCGGCGCCGGCACGATGGGGGCCGAGGTCTCTACGACTTCGGCGGGCGCGGGCTCTGGGTTGTCCCAGAGGTCGCGCTGGTACAGGTGAGGGATGTTCTCGGCGACCACGTTGTTGAAGGCGGTCAGGCCCTCACCGATGGCGTTGGAGAGGCCGATCCGTTCGTCGCGGGTCAGGCGTCCCTCCCCGAACATGTCGTCGGCGAGCTGCGTGAACATCGCGTGGATGCGGGACTCCAGCCAGTTGCCGACGTTCCGTTTCTCCTGCAGGTCCGCGGGCTGCTGCGCTTCTGTGGCCTTGCGTAGCAGCCCGCTCCCTTCGGAACGGGCTGATTCGATGAGCTGCAAAACTCGTCCTCCTGCTCCGGCGCGTGTGACCCAGTCGACAGCGATGCCCTCATCGAGGGAGGTGACGATCAGCCCGTCGCGTCCTTCGGCGGTGCCGCGTTCGACTTGGCCTGAGGCGCGGATCGACAGGCCGACGTTCTTGGCGAACACCTCGTTGAGGAGGTTCCGCCACTGTGGGAAGACCTGGATTTCGGCGACGAGGCCGCGCTCGTTCGGATCCCAGACCGGGTCGCTGGTGGTGATCGACGCCCACATTTGGACGTCACCCTCGGGCCGTTCGGCGGACTCCGACGGGGTGGGGTGGTTGAGGTACATGTGGGTGCCCTTGGGCCACACCTTCGGCCCGTCCCGCTTCAGGACTGCCTCGCTGTAGTAGCCGGACGAACCCCACCCGGCCTGGATCAGCAGCACCTTGAAGCGGCCCTTGCTGGCCTGCCCCTGACGGGCCTCGCTGAGGCTGTGTGGAGCCTCGGTGAGTACCTGCTGACTGGGCATGACCTTCTCCGCTTCGTCCAGGATGTTCGAGGTGGCGTCGAACCAGTCGTTGTGGTGGGCGCCGTCGATGACGAGGCCCCAGTCGCCGCCGTCTGCTGGGGTGATCTCGATTCGGTTGCCGGACCCGGGCTTGCCCCAGTCGCCGACAACCTCGACAGAGACCCGCCCGACGTTCGTGTTCACCGTCTTGGTTCTGACGGGTTCCTCGCCCGGCTGGGGGAAGTCGAGGCCGTCGATGATGTCGGTGACCGCGTCGGTGACCTTCGCGAACGAGCCGCGGTTGAACACCACGTCGACTGGCTTGCCGTCGTCGCCGAGGTGGCGGACGCCGACCTTGCGGTTGCCGTCGGCGTACACGTCAAGCGGGCCCGAACTGGTGTCGATGCGGTGCGCTTTGTCGAGCTGCTGGTTGGCGGCTTCGACGCGGGACACTTCACGCCCGGTGAGGGTGATGGTTTCGCCGCTGTCGAAGGTGACGTCGTAGCGTCCACGGCCCTGCGCGGTGACCTTGCCGACGCCGGGCACAGACTCGGTTTCGCCTGCCGGCCACTCGTCGGAGGCTGCGACCGTCAGCGTGGAGATGAGGTCGTCGGTCTGCTTCTGGGAGAGGGTGACGTTCTGCTTGCCGTCGCTGATGTTCCGGCTGCCGTCGGCGTGGCGGGACATGGTGAGCGTGCCGCCGCCTGTCCGCTGAATGCGCGAGGTGGCCAGTGTCTTCGGCATGCCGCGCCCCGAGCTGGGCTTGCTCTTACCAGCCGAAGGAGCGGAGTCCTTCCCGCCGCCAGGCGAGGTAGCGAACTTGCCGTCGCCGTCTCTCGGGTGCTCGCCCGGATCCCACGAGTGACGGCCCTCATCAAGCTGGTCGGGCACGGTGACCTCCGTCAGGAGTTGATGAGGCCCGACATCTCGAGCGTGAGCAGGAATAGGCCAGCCGCGATCAGGGCGAGAGGCCAGGCCCGGCTGATCGCCGCCCAGATACCAGCGGCGAGGAACGCGACGAGGGCGAGCAGGTGGATGACGTCCATTCGGACCTCCAGGTGTGAATGTCAGCTGTCCCGCCGCTGCGGGCTGGCGAGTGCCCCGCCCAGCACCGGAGGCCATCCGGCTTGAAAGGCGCAACGGGCGTGATAACCCCGCTGGACGCGAACGGGACAGCCGGGCCTTAGGTGTTGGTGGCGCGGGCAATGCGCTCCAGGTCCTTGACGGGCCTCACGCCCCAAGAGTCGCGCCATCCAGGTGTAGTCCGCAGCTGCGGTAGGTCCTCCCATGCGATCTCGCCCGCATCCAGGAGCTCAAGACGACGGCGACCCATGATCGCCAGGCGTTCCGCTTCGGGGAGGGAGTCGAACACCGCGCGGGCGTCCTGCACAAGGCTGGCGGGCTCCTCGATGCCGAAGCCGAGGTCCTTCCAGCTCTTGGTCTGAGGTGCCCTGCTGCAGCGGCACTGCTGGTGTCCTTGCGGGCCTGGCTCGCTGAGCGGGTGCACGGTGCCATGGAGAGCAAAGCAGGCGGGGCAGGTCCGGCCTCTGCTGGAGTTCAGCTCGGCCATCCACACCCAGCCGTCCAGGACGTCCTCGTGGGCTTCCTGGCCGATCTGGGCGGCCTGGCGGTGAGCGTCGAGCGTCTCGGTGCGGGCCAGGTTCAAGGCCCTGGCGAGGCCCCCGTTGAACTCGCCCTCCAGGTTGCGAAGCATGCGAGCTGCGGCGGTGCGTGGGTTGTCTCCCACGACCACGCCTCTAACCAGCTCGCGCTTCATGGCCGCGGTCGCTTCTTCGGCGAGCGGCCAGTGGGTGGCGTTGATCTGCTCAGCGGTACGCCGGACGATCGCGTCTACTGTGTCGGGCTGCTGACGTCTGTAGCGCGCTGCGTAGGCCTGCGTGGAGCCGTACGGGAGTTGGGATGCGATCAGCTCTCCCTGCCCGTCCAGCGCGATTCTGGCGGCCTGTGCGACGCCGATGAGCGTCTGCGAGCGGGTCAGGTCTGCGAGGCGGGTCAGCGCGGCGGCGATCACGTCCAGGGCGGACATGGCTCGCGCGGTGCGTTCGATCACTCGGCGGGACGGCCACTTGCCGTCACCTGCTTGGAGGATCTCGCCGATACCGATCGCGACGTCGAAAGCAACGCCGTCCCATGCCTGCACCCACGCTGTCACCAGGCCTCTGGTGATCTCATCGAGGATGGAGCCGACCGCGTGCCGCATCTGTTCGACGAGACGAAGAGTCTCCGATGTGATCGGCATGCCTGCCCCCGCTCCCCGTGACGGAACCGATACGGCAAGCAGCTGACAGCCCTAAGGCAGCGACGTACGTTGACGGGGCACATGTCGACCTCGGGGGCGAGGAGTTCCTGTGAGTTATCCGCCTGCCCGCCCGCCGTGGCCGCCGCCCCATCCGCCGCGTCGGCGTAAGCCCTCCGCGCTGCTGATCGTGCTGATCGTGCTGGGTTCCCTCATGGGCGGGTGCGCGGTCTTGGTTGCCGTCGGCTCTGCGATCCGCTCTGTTGCTGAGCCGAGCTCGGGTAGGCAGCCGATCCCGCTCGCTGTGCAGTCGTCCACGGAGTCGCCCTCCGTACCCGCGTCTCCGAGCGAAAGCCCATCTCAGACGGTCACCGAGTCACCGGTGGCGAGCATCGTGGTGCCTGACGTGCGAGGCCTGGACGGTAAGACCGCGCGGGACCGTCTGCGTGAAGCGGGCATCGTGATCGTCGGACAGGAGGCAGTGAACGGGAAGGCCGTCCTGATGGCCAGCATGTGGCAGGTCGTCGACCAGGTCCCCGCTGCTGGTACGGCGATCCCCGCTGGCGGGTCGGTGACGTTGAAGCTCGACCGGTTCAAGCCGACCGAGCAGCCCAAGCCTTCCAAGCAGCCGGAGCCTCCCGCCCAGGATGAGCAGCCGAAGGAAGAGCCGAAGCGGCAGGAGCCTCCGCCCGAGCCGGTGAAGAACACCGACCCGAGGTTCGGCACCTGCGGTGAGGCGAACGCCAACGGCTACGGCAATTACGTGCGAGGCGTTCACGAGGAGTACGGCTGGTACCAGGACCGAGACGGCGACGGCCGGGTGTGCGAGCGACGCTAGTCCTCGTCTTCGTCCTCGGGTGAGGTGTCGTCTTCGTCGGGTTCCGGCTCCTCCGCAGGCTCCTGTTCCGGGTCGGCCTGTCGGCCGGCCAGGAGCGGGGCAGGGTCTTCGCCGCGGCGGAACGCGTCCACCGCTGCCTGGCCTGCGCCCTTCGCGGCCCCTTCAGGAGGCCGGAAGTTGCCGGCCTCGTCCGTGAGCCCATCGAGGATGGAGTCGACGTCTCGGACGCCGAGCGCCTCCAGGAGCAGACGCACGACTGTGAGGGGCGGCAGGTAGCCGGTGGCGTCGGCCTTGACGATGGAGTCGACGATGACCGCGGGGTCGAGGTCGTCGATGTCGGGCCAGGACACGTCGATGGTGCGGTCGGTGTCCTGCGCGAGCTCGAAGACTTCGTTGCCGTCTTCGTCGCGGGTCACCTTGCCCTTGAGCTTGCCTTGCGGCGCCTTGACGGCCTGGTCGATGACGTAGTCGAGGATCTGCCTGTACGCCTCGCCCCACACTGACCTGCGGAGCTCCATGCTTCGCTCGGTCGGGGTGTCGAGAGTCTCGGCGGTGGCGCGGGCTCCGGTGGTGCCGGGGTCGCCCAGCAGCATCGTCACCGGCACGTCGAGAGCGGCAGCCACCATGGCGGCGAGCGGCCTACCCGACTCCGAGTCGATGGTGGCGCCGCTCTTGGGGACGGCTTCCAGCATCATGTCGGGGGTCATGAGGGCGGTCGCGCCGGCGTGCTGGGCGTCGCCTGTGTAGCGGTCGGTGCCGGGGCCTGCGGCTATGCGGGCTCGAGCGGATGCCTGCTTGCTGCCCTTGCTGGTGAGCTTCCACGCGAACCGCGACAAGGCCTTGATGAGGCGGGCCCAGTCGGTGAGGAACTCCTTGTACGCCTGCGCCCAGTCGATCGCCGCGTACGAGTCGGGGATGCCCCACTTCCAGCCCAGCTGAGAGTTGACCTTGACGTGGTAGACGGGCGCGTCCCACATCACCTCGGCCAGAGCATCATCGCCATACACAGGGAAGGTCAGCCTGCCGGGTTTCAGTACCGGGTTGTAGCCGAGCGCCGGATAGTAGGCGACCTTGCGGACCTGCTTGATGCCTGACTCGGTGCGTTCGTCCTGCCACCATTCACGGCGGTAGAACCAAGGCTCGGAGCGGTCCTCCGGGTTGGTGATCACATCCGTGATCTCGTCCCACGGCAGGGTGCGCACCTGCACCAGGCCGGTTGCCGGCCTGGTGAACAGTGCGACGAAGACGTTGCCGTCGGTGTAGAGGGCCCGCTCGAGCTCCTCGTGCGCCTGGTCGCCCGTGAAGGTGCGGCGGTTGCCGGCGTCGTCGAGGAACTTCTGCACGACGCTATTGACGTCCTGGCCCTGCTCGCCCGTGGATCGGGCGCTGATCTGGACGCCCTGCCCCCACACGTAGCCAGTCCGCAAGGACAGGCCGCGGCGAAGGAGCGGCGACTTGATCGCCATGATGCGGCAGACCGAGGTGATCTGCTGCAGACCCGCCCGCGAGAACTCCTCGTCGGCGTAGGCGGTGAGCCGCTGCCAGCCGGGCTCGTACATGCGAGCCTCGAGATCGGCCATCGACTCCTGGATGTGAGCGACCGTCAGCCGCTCAGCCCGCACTACCTCAGCCAGCTCAGTGCGGCCTGTCAGCCGGTAGACGGTCTCTTGCAGGCGGGACGCGATACCCACGATGGCCTCCCTCAGCTAGTAAGGCGAGATGGCGTATGCGTCGAGTTCGTCGTCCAGGTCATCCGAGTCGATGATCAGAGTTCCGTTGAGGATGGGCGCGAGCAGCATCCGGTTGATCGCCTGAGTGCAGGCGTCCACCTGGTCGTCGTGGGAGCCGTTCGGGAAACCGGAGTGCTCCAGGATGAACGAGCCGATCCACGGCGCGATCTCCGGAGCTGGCACGTGGACTTGGCCGGCTTCGACGAACGGGGTGACGGCGCTCGCCCTGGATTCCTTCGACCCGTCAGGCTCGACAGGGATCAGGCCGGGCACCTGGCGGGACAGCGAGTTGATGACCGCGGTTCCGTTGGCTTTGTCTTCCACGTACTTCGCTACCGCTTGGGGCCACTTGGCCGCCAGCTGCCTGAGCGCTGCGCACGTGTCGGTGAACGAGAGGCGGTCGTGGACTTGGTCGAGCAGGAACAGCTCCATGCCGTAGCGGGCCCACACCTGTCCGACGACGTAGTCAGAGCCGCTGGTGGCTTTGAACGCCATGTCCCACGACATGGCGACTTCGTCGGCGCCGGGCGCCCAGCAGGACCCGTCGGGGCGTTCGACCCAGCGGGGCGAGGTGTATTCGCGCCACCAGTCGCGGAGGAAGATGTCGCCCTCGGCGGGGGCGGGGCGGCCCTGGTAGAGGCTGGCCCACGTTCGGCTACCGGAGCGGACTTTGATGGCTTCCCACTGCTTGGCGGTGCGGCCTCGGGCGGACTCCATGAACTCGCCAGGCTCGCGGCCGAGCGGGTCGGTCTCGCCCTTGTTCGGGTCGTGGTCGGCTTGGGCCGGGATGTTGACGACGCGCCATAGGTGGCCGTCCTCGGCAGCGAGCAGACGGCCGGCCAAGTCGTCCTCATGCCAGCGGGTCAGGATCAGCACCACCGGAGCGCCAGGGGCGAGGCGGGTCGCGGCGACGTCGGTCCACCAGTCCCAAGCCCGCTCACGGTAGGTCGGCGAGTCGGCCTGGGCGCGGTCTTTGATCGGGTCGTCGATCACCATGAGGTCGACTGGGCGGCCCGTCAGGGCGCCGCCGATGCCGGCCGCGTAGACGCCGCCTTCATGTCCGGACAGCTGCCACTCGTGCTGGGCCGACAGGTCATCTCGGACCGACAGGCCAAGCTCGGTGCCGTGGACGATGATGTCGTCTCGGATAGCGCGGCCCCAGCGTCGGGCAACACCGTGCTCGTAGGAGGCGATCGCGACCCGAGTGTCGGGGCGCTGAGTGAGCGCCCACAGCGGGAACCGGCGAGACGTCCGCTGGCTCTTACCCTCCTGCGGGCTCATCGAGATGACCAGGCGCCCGTCAGGCGTGTCGAGAAGGCGGACCAGCTCGGCGTCGATCAGGTCTAGCGCTGGGGTCTGCCGGGTCTTTGGGTCGAGGTGGCGGGCGAGGTCTCCAGGTGTGGCCCAGCGGCGCCTCGGCGGCTCGAACATGCGGGCTGCGGCTTCCCAAGCGGTCAACGTCACGGCCGCTCCTCACGCACAGTGACTTGCAGTCCTATCGCTCTGACCTGCGCGCTCTTCGATCTGGGTCAGACTCGCTCACGGGCGGGTAAGCCATCGCGGCGCCCTTGAACCGGAGCGTTTTCACGCAGTGTTACGAAACTGCGCGGAGGTGACGAGGAACCACGGTCGGCACGAGTTCGCGCTGCTCGGCGGTCAACGCCAGGTCGTCGAGGATCCGCTGAATCACACCCACCAGGAGAGCGCCCTGCTGCTCCGCAAGACGCACTTGGCGTTCCGCGATGCCCGCGGCCAGAGCCGCCTTGCACACGTCCGTAAGGTGCTTACGCTCCCGGTGGTACAGCTCCAGCCACACGTTCGGCTTCGCCGCGGACGTCGTGTCCGTGCCTGTGAACTCGCCAGAGCCCTTGTCGACCTCTTCGACGACGCCCCACACCAGCTGCTCGCGATCCAAGTCGGCGACCACCTCCGCCAGCCACGCCACGTGGCCGGCGCTGCGGTGCACCTCCTCCAGCAACGCGACGGACGGGTCCACCTCTCGGGGCAGGCCGTACGTGGCCACCGCCTGGCGAGCGCGTTCCGTCCTCGCCGCGGCGGCGTGGCTCTTCGTGGCACCACCGTGCAGGCGGCACTTCCCTGTGCCCACATGGTCGGTGCCCCAGCCAGCAGTCTGCGTACAGTGCTCGCCGGAGCCGTCTCGTTTCCGAGCGCCGCACTTACCGTCAAGACCGGGCTGCTCGGGGTCCATCGTCATGACCTGGCCTCCGATTTGTGGGACGCCTCCAGGTGTTTGACCGCCTCGGCCCACAGGCTGGGGATCGAGGCCACGCGCGCCACGAGAGGGTCTGGGTAGTCGCTCCCGGTGCGTTCGTAGTGGGCGAGAGGACGTCCGCCGTCGAAGTGGTCCCGGCAGTGGAGTCCCACGCCTCCGTCTTCGTCCCCCGTCAGGTGGAGGCTGGGGTGCAGGATGGCGGCGATTATCGAGTCGGTGGAGACCTTCACGAGTTGGCCTCCCATCAGGTTTTGGTTCGTGGCACCTGGCTGTAGTCCCAGCCGTCGATGGGCTGTACTCGTGCGGCGGGTAGCCATTCCTCGTGCCGGGTGATCGGGCGCTGGTCGTTCGGGACTTCCACCCACGAGATCAGCGCGTCCCACGTCTCGTCGGCGTTGAGGCGCCAGGCGAGGAGCCATCCGCGTGGGGACGGGTGGTCGATCAGGTCTACGAGGGGTGGGTCTTGCACGGGCAGGATCCTACCCAGCGCATCGAACAGGCATTCGAGTGGCTTAGAAGGTGTGCAGGCAGCGAGGGCAAGTGTCCGCCGCCTGGACCATGCGCAGCGGCCACGGCATCACCATGATCGGAGCGACCCTGTTGTACTCGCGCTTCCAGTCGTCTTGGGTCTCGTAGACGAAGCCGCACTCGGTGCATGCTCGGAAGGGCTTGGCGTCCTTGATGACGGTGTCCGTCATGGTGACGGTCACGGGGGGCTGTGCGTACCGGTCTACGACCTCGACCGTCTCCTTCGTGACGAGGAGCGCCAGCGCGCCGCAGTCGTACATGAAGCGTGCGAGGACAGAGGCGTCTTCGGCGATCCGCTCATGCGTGCCTTCATGTCGATCAACGATGAGAGCGAACGGCTCTGTGACGTCGTCGCCCTTGACGACCGTGGGGAGAGGGAGGATCTGGATGCGCATCTCAGGCCTCCTTGGAGGGAGGGAGCGAGGACAGCTGCACCCTCTTGGTGTAGGTCTCGAACTCCTCGACCGCCCGATCCACGACTTTGCTGCCGTCCTCGTTGCGCTTGAACAGCGTCAAGACCGCGTAGGGCCGGAGGCCCTGGTACACCTCGCAGCGGCGGCCATCTTCCGGGTCGAGCCCCTCGGAGCGCATCCAGGCGAGGAACGACTCGTACGGGTAGTACTCGCCCTTGCTGTTGTTGGCGTGGACATCGACGACGACGTACGGCCTGCGCCAGAACGGGATACGCATGTTCGCTCCAAGGGGGTTGCAGGGGGTTGTAGTGCGGCCCGGCCTCAACCCCCCAGCCAGGCAGGGCCGCACGATCAAGGGGGTGTCGGTCTGGCCGTCCTCCTATGGGCCCTCACCCGAGGACGACCAGACCGGCACCTGGGGCTCTACACAGCGTCGGGGAGCGGCTGTGGAGCGTGCGCGACCCGCCGTTGAAAGCGGGTCGCGCGTCTGGGGAAATCTAGGGGCGTATAGGAGCCGTGACATGCGAAAAGCCCCCCGAATGGAGGGCTTTTCGACGGCTTTCGCCGAAGCTATCAGAACGGATCATGTCAGATCATCGTTGCGTACGCAACTACGTGGCTAGCTGGCCTTCTTCGCTGGTGTCGCCAGCATCAGGTCCACGACGTCGCCGACGCGGAACACCATCCTGTCGAGGTCGTCCAACCCTGCGGGTGTGAGTCGCTGCCTCGACACCCACGTGTGGATGAGGGCGGGCTTGATCGGCCTGACCAGGCTGGTGAGAGCGCGGGCGATCAGCGGCGCGGGAAGTTCGAGGTCGTTAAGGGAGTCGAGCATCCACTTGCGGCGGGCTGCCACCTCGTAGCGCAGAGGCTTGCCCTCGTCGTCAACGCACCATCGGCAGGCCACGGTTGCGGCGCCGGGCTTGGCGTACAGGCCGCCGTCGCAGCGGCTGCATGGGCCGGCGTAGACGAGATCCCGCGGCGGGGTGTCGACGGCGTGGCGGGCGTTACGGACTGCGGTGAGGATCTCCTCGACCGCGTCGGGCCCGGCCGGGTGGGCGATGAGAGCGCCGGCGTGCCGGTGCAGCCAGGGTGAGACAGCCGCGGGGTGATGGTGGGGCTCGTAGCTGAGCTGCGCGTAAAGGCACGACGGGTGTAGGCACGACCCGCAGGTGGGCCCTTGGATGGTGTGGACGGACGCGACGAGGACGCGCGCCCAGCCGATGAGGAGCGCGGCCAGATGGTCTGCGGCCTCGCTCGCGCGTTCGTTCCACGGGAGCGGCTTTTCGGGGCTGCGACCGCCGACGCTGGCGCTGGTGAGCCTCGTTTGCCTGCTGATGGCGAGGTCCAGGTCCGTCCACAGGCCGGGGACGGCGGCGAGTTCGCGGCGGAGTTCAGACGAGCAGGCGCCGCAGATGCGGGCCGAGCCGGGCATGATGCGGTCGCAGATGGAGACCGGGCAGGCGATGGCCAACGTGTTCCCCCGAGTGTGTCGCTACGCTGTTCGGGAGACCACTGGTGCTGGTGGGCTTGGCGAGGTGTTTGTGGGGTCGAGGCGGCTTCCTGCTGGCGGGCGGGGAGCCGCTTTCGCGTGTGTAGCGCGCTCGGCGTCCCATGTGTTCCCGCCTGGCCGTTATTCGATCGCCCGCGCAATTTCCAAAGCCTCCACAGGGGTCTTTACGACGATCCCCGCCCGCGTCTGCAGTTCGGCTCGAACATTGAGCATGTCCTTATCGCGAGTCACGAAGATGTCGTTGCCTTGCATGCGGTGCGACGAAAGGTGATGCACATCGTCGATCTTGGCGTGCATGCCCTCCGCCACGGGCGCATGCTTGCGGCTCCGCGGCTTGTTCTCAATGAGCTCTTGGATGACTCGATCGGCTTCTGCATCGTCGTCGCCGACCAGGACCATGGCGTCGAGAAAGCTTTGGGAGTAGTCGAGGCGAGCCGGATTGAGGGTCTGCCGTATGACAGGGCGCTCAGCAAGCCATTGCCGGTTGGCCTCGTAGCGGTCTGGCTTGGCGCGCTGCTGGTCGCCGCCGAACCCTGCGGTCAACCACAGTTCGATGACGCCTTGTTTCGCGAGTTCAACGAGGTCTTCCACCTCTTCCCAATCGCACTCGCGCTGAGCGCCGTCGATGACGCAGCAGGTGTCGATCGTGAATCGCAGGGTCACTGCTCCTCCAGCAGGTCGGTCTGTCCATCGCAGTCCCATCCTTGCGGGACGCCGGTGATCCGCAAGGGCTTTCGAGGGGCCAGGCCGAGCTTGGCCGCGCAGTCTGGCCCCAACCCGAGGGCCCTGGACTCTGGGGTGCGGAGGGTGTGCTTGCAGGCCTCACAGCGAACTACGTGGGCGCGGGTGGCAGGCTCGTCAAGGTCGAGGAGGACACCATCAGGGTTGGACATGTGATCCTCTCAAGCGAGGTGGAGATAGCCGGGCCGATGGATTACAGGCGCTTCCATACCCTGCTGGCATGGATCTTCGTAGTGTCGTGGGCATGTTGCACGACACGCAGATCCACACCACCAAGGCGGAGAACTGGGTCAGCCATGCCGCCGAGACAGCCTTGCAGCCTGAGCGCTCAACGCTCGCCCTCGTCCAAGCTTTGAGCGCTCAGACGCACGCATACCTGGCGGTAGCGTCAGCACTCGAATCCGTCGCGGACGCCATCCGGGCATCTGGGACTAACTCTTAGTCGCCGGCCTTGATGCCCTCGAGAGCGGCGATCGTTGGGCAAGGCCAAGCGACGTCGTAGTAGGGGTAGTCCTTCTCCGAGCACTCCTTGCAGGTGGCGTAGTGGTCGGACTGGGTGTGCTGCGCTCGAACGCGGGCGATGGCGGCTTCGGCCTGCTCTGCGCGTTCCCGCCACGCCTGAGCACGCTCCTCGGCCTTGAGCGCTCGGGCTCGCCAGTCCTTCGAGTCTGCCTGCTCTGCCCGCTCCTCCTGGGCTGCGATCTGTCTGCTGATCTCCAGACGGTGGCGCTTCGCCATCGCGTCGGCCTTGCCCTTGGAGTCGCTTTCGCCCACGCCATGCAGGCCGTGCCCGCAGATCTCGTTGAAGCAGGACACGTCCCACCTGCCGGTCTCCTCGACCTGGACGACGATCACGTTGAGGTGGTCAGCCACGGTCTTCATCCCTCCACGGCTTGTACATGTGCAGCGCCTCCAAAGCGTCTTCGTCGATGCGGATCAGGCCGAGCTCCAGTAGGTGCAGGAGCGCCGTGCGAACCTGACCGTGAGCGATGTCAGCCCCGGTCATTCCTGGCCGCTTGTAGGGGCCGTGGGGCCCGAGCGCCCACCCGTTGGCTGCGCCGACTCCGATGCGTCGAATGCGGTCGAACGTGCTGCCTTCGGTCTCGTCGACAACAACGAGCGGTTGGTCACTCATCAGCGGTGGTCCTCTCGGGTAGGGCGGCACGGAGGCGGTCGTACGCGTCTTGAGCGCCGAGAACGTTGGTGACGGATCTGCGCCAGTGGCCGAACATGACGCGGAGGTCTTCGGCGGAGACGACGACCATGCCCGCACCGGCCAACGAGGCCAGGGCATCCTCTGTGATCGCCATCCGGGCACTGAGCGGCACCCAGCGATCGTGTTCGGAGAGTGCGCGGGAGACGGCGTTGAACACCAATCCCCGGGCGTGTTGGTCGGGGGTCACGGGGCTTCTCCGATCTGGCGGGCGAGATCTGCAGCGCCGTCGTAGCACAGGCAGTCGAAAGCCAGCGCATCGCCTCTCTCCTCGATCGCGGCGGCGATCTGCTCGGCCGTCTCTCGCCGTACCTGGGCGGCGAGCGACGGGAGAGCGGCCTCCAATGCGGCTTCAGCGCAGCACCGCCAGCCGGGCAGGTGGTCGCCGCCAGTATCGAAGTGCTCCTCCATGGCAGCTGCGGCGGCCTGTAGGGCCTCCTGAGGGATCTCAGCCACGGGCGTCTCCGATCGTGTTGTCTGCTCGGGCACGGAGCCACTTCGCGGCCATCAGCCACGTCCTGCGGGCCAGAGGGCTGCGTGCTCCGTGAGGGCCGTTGGTGCCGGTCGCCTCAGCGACCTCGGCTGCGTCTCGGAGCGCCTGTGCGGCGAGGATGGGGGCAGCAGCTTCCACGATCGCGCGGACGTCCTGCTCATCGACGTACTGCCACAGGAGCGGCTGCGACCTCACGTATCGGAGTGCGGCTTGTACGGCTTCCGCTGGGATGGGGTCAGGCATCGGATCCGCCGTTGGCGATCTTCAACAGGACGTCGGCATGGCAGGACTCGCCCTCCGGGCACCAGCAGGCGAGGTTGAGGCCGCCCAGGACGCCACGGACCTCATCCACGTCCAGCTCGTAGTTGCCCATCGGTCCGGTGTGCAGTTCGTACAGCTCGATGGCCTGGGCGCGGTCCCGGACGATGCCTTCGGCGAGACGGTGGAATTCGCCAACGACGAACGGGTTGCCCCACTTGGTGCCCCGTCCGACGTAGCGGGTGTTGTTCGGCATGGCCCAGCCGGGCGTGCGTTTCCTCTGGATGCGCTTCGGTGTCTCTCGGGGCTCAGCCACGGCGGGCCTCCTCGTCCTGGGAGGCGGAGTCCGGGATCGGCCAACTCTCGATCTCGGCGGCGATGGCGTTGATCACGTCGCTGATCACCAAGGGGAAGGAAAGGCCGTGTCGGGCGATGAAGTCCCGCTGGGCGAGAACGTTGACCATCTTCAAGCCCCCGATCTCCCTGAGGCGGGCAGCGACCTTCTGACGCTCGTCGTGGCGTACCGCTTGGATCGCGAACTGCGTTGGGTCCATCGGTCAGTCCTCCTTGATCACTTGGTGGGTTGGTTGAGCGCCCTCCCCGCGTCGTGAGCGCGGAGTCCCGGCCGGCCGGAGAGGAGGGCTGGCGAATCAGCCGTGCTTCCAAATGCTGGCCACGCCCTCCCACGCGTCCTGGTCCAGGCCGCGGGTCATCGTGTTGCCCAGCGCGGTGGCAGCGGCCAGGGCCAGGGTTGCGTGGACCTGGGCGCGAACCACATATCCCTCGTACTCCGTGTTCAGGCTCCCGCTGGCCTTCTCCAGGTACTCCTCCGCCTTGGCGTAGTGCTCAGGTCCAGTCATCGTGTCCTCCGTGGGGTGTGGGGTCAGGTTTTGCGTGCCCTCCCCGCGTCTCGCTCGCGGAGTCCCGGCAGACCGGGGACAGAGGGCTGGACGGTCATTCGTCTTCCTGGTCCAGCTCGCGCCACGCCGCACGCAGTGCCTCGACCAGGCGGGGCACGGAGTCGAGGACTGCCCTGGTGTAGGTGTCGGTGACCTGCGGCTCAAGCAGCGACGCCTCGTAGGCCGCCTCGACGTGATCTAGGTCCATCTCGGTGAAGCTGTGCTGCTCGCTCATCGGTTCTCCGTTCAGGGGTAGGTGGGCGAGGGAAAGCGGTTCCCTCTGGTGGCCCGGCGGGAGAGCCGAGCCAGAGAGACATCACATTCGAGACCGGTCACGTTGGTTTCGTCAGTTCGACCAGTTGCACTCGCACAGGACCGGGCAGTCTGGCGTCCGGTCCGTGGTAGTCCTCGATCTGGAAGTAGGCGGTGCCCAGCACGGTGGCGAGCACTGTGACCGCATGCTCTGCCTCGTTGTTCGCTCGGGCCAGGGCGTTCCGCAACCGTCCTTCGATGTACCACTGCGGACTCGGAGCCTTGGTGCTGGCCAGATAGGTGAAGCGCAGCCGAACCTGTCGGGCCGTGAACGTGAGCTCGAAGTCATCCACGGGCTGCATCGCCAGGAAGAACTTCTGCATCTCGTGGGTCCGGAAATGAAACGTGTCGTTCTCGTAGCCGGGAGTGCGCGGCGGCCTCCGGCAGGTGATCGTCACCTGCCAGCGGACCGCTTCCTTCTCCGTCATGGTCCTCGTCTCGGTGGCCATGAGCGTCATCACTTCTCCTACGTG